GTGTAGGGTCAGCATGCACGCGTCGTGCAAAGCGTGCAACCGGAACCGAATGCAGAGTTGCACGGAACCGATTCAGAGATGTGCACAGTACGGTTGAGAGGTGCCATCCTGTATCCCGTGACGAAGAAGGCCACGCACCGACCGATTCGGCGACGCCGACTCGGGAAGCGGCTTGAGGAACTCCGCGAGGCCAAGGGCTTTACCCAGGAGCAGGCCGCCGAAGCACTGGGTCTCAACAAGGGCACCGTGTCCCGATACGAGGCCGCTGTGACCAAGATCAGCGTCGCGCACACGATCGCCATGTGTGACACCTACGGCGTCGACCCGAAGACCAAGGCGCACCTGATCGAGCTGGCGCGCCGCGCGGACGTACGCGGATGGTGGAACCAGTACGGTGGCGCGACCGCCGAGTGGTTCCTCGACTACCTCGCGCTGGAAGCCGACACAGCCGTGCTTTCCAACTACGAGTCAGAGCTGATCCCGGGCCTGTTCCAGACCGGTGAGTACGCGGCCGAGGTCACTGCCCGCATGTGGCCAACGAGCCAGCCGGACGAAGAGGGCATCCGTCGGCGCGTTGATCTTCGACTGGACCGGCAGAAGGCCGCGTTCGAGCGGCCGAGGCCGTTGACGATGTGGGCGTTCATCAGCGAGGGCGCACTGCGTCGGGTCGTCGGCGGTCCGCAGATCATGGTTGCGCAGCTCGAACACGTACTGGAGCTCGCCGAGAGGCCGAACATCATCGTGCAGGTGATGCCGTTCGAACGCGGCGCCCACGCCGGCATGCTCTCGCCCTTCGTGCTGCTGGAGTTCCCCGACCCGGATATCGACCCGGGCGTGGTGTATCTCGAACAGCGGACCTCCAGCCTGTATCTGGAGGGTGCAAGCGACGTGACCGCGTATACGCTTGCGATAGAGCATTTGCGGGCGGGCTCGCTAGACCCGGACCAGTCTGTGGGACTGATCCGGGCGATCGCTAGCGATCTCGCGCGCTCCGACCGATAGGAGCACGTCATGTTCAGTGTAAACGCGCCACCGTGGCGCAAGTCCAGCTTCTCCGGCAATGACGGCAACTGCGTCGAGGTCGCTAACTGGCGGAAGTCGACTCGCAGCGAGCAGTCCTGCGTCGAGGTCGCGTCGACCGCCGAAGTGCTCGTACGCGACACCAAGCTCGGCGAGGACTCACCCGTCCTGACCGTACCGCCGGCCGCCTGGTCGACGTTCCTGGCCAGCATCCGGTAGCCGGAAACGCGAAAAACGGCCCCGCTCTCCCGAAGGAGAGCGGGGCCGCGTCACGTGCGAGTCCTACGCCAGCTGCGGCGGACTCGGCTTCGTGTTCCGTACGGCCACTACGCCGGCCGAAGCCAGGACGGCGATGCCGATCGAGATCCATTCCTGGACGGTGACGCCGTCCGGCCAGCACACGATCCACTGGCCGATGCCCGCGATTCCCAGCATGGCGATGAACTTCGCGTAACGCAGCGCCTCGGCGTTCGGGAACAGCCAGACGCCGACGGTGCCGAGGAATACGATCGCGAGCTGCGCGCCGTCCTGTGCCTGCCAGCCGTCGGCGAGCAGGTCGTACGCGCCGACCAGCACGAGGCCGAGGACGGCCGCGTACGCCTTGAGATAGTTGAGCATGGTTCCCCCTTCGGGATTTACTCGTCGACCCGCTCGGGCCAATGCCAGGTGCCGCCCGACTTCTCGGTGAAGTCGCCGCTGATGCTGGAGTTGAAGAACTGGCCGGTCGGGTTGAGGACGCACAGCCCGACCGTGCCGTCCGGATTGACGATCGTGACGATCGCCGCCCGGCACTCGGACGTGTACGCCTGGCTGCCGTCGGCGCGCGGGGGTGTGCCGTGGCTTACGTAGTGGACGGTGCGGCCGACACTCGGCTTCACAGGGTTTCCCTTCGTAGTAGCCAATGGGGTGGGACGAACCCAACAAGCACGCCGGGGATGAGAGGCAGGATCGGGAAGGGGTCACCGCCCCCGCCGGGGGCAGACGGGGACGGTGACGACGTGGGCCGGACGGCCAGCGAGCGCTGTGCGGCCGGCGACTCCGACGGGGACGGGGCCGCTACGGGCTCACAGATCAGCGCGTGGTTGCCGTTGATCGTCTCGGACTGGAACGAGTAGCCCTCGGGGCAGCTCGCGCCCGGCGGGCCGCTAGCTCCCGTTGCGCCGTCCTTCCCGCCTTGGCCGTCCTTCCCGTCTGCGCCCCCGGGTCCAGTTGGTCCGGCAGGTCCCGGTGGACCGGATGAACCTGCCGGACCCGGCGACCCGGCGACACCGGGCGATCCGGTCACGCCCGGCTGGCCGTTTCTTCCCGATTCGCCGTTGCTTCCAGGGAGCCCCGCTGGTCCGGGGATCGGCGACGGACTCACGGCGGGATTGGCGCGCACATCCCGCGCGGGCGGCGCCACCGGAGTCACGCCCAACGAGCGGACCTGCTGCCGTGTCGCATCCAGGTTCTTCGACAGACCGTCCACCTGCTGCACGAGGTACGTCACTAGGACGATCGTGGACAGCAGGAACGCGAGGACCACGCCAGTGATCACCCACCGCACGATCAGAAACCGCGGCGCTACCTCAGAAGTGCCGGGATCAGCAGACCCGCCACCACCCCGACGGCGGCCAAAAATACTCCCACGATGATCGGTGCCCACAGCGTCACCCACCGCCGGTTCCTGTCCTCGTCGCGTTGTCGCTCCAACGCCTTGAGCCGGATCTCCTGGTCGTCGCGGTCGCGTTCCAGTTCCCGGATTTGCAGGTCGTGGACCGCCTTGTCGACGCGAGTGGACGCGATCTGGTCGACGCGGACATTGAGCGCCTGCTGGTTACGAATGACCTCGCCGAGAGTTGGCTCATTGGTCACCGGACCCCCTTCGGTGCGGTCAGGCCAGGACGCCCGGCGAGCCCTTCGGCATGATGATCAGACCGCCGCCAAGGTCAGCCCAGCCGCCGATCTTCGCCTCGCCGCCGTGCGTGAGGTGCCACTGGCGGATCGCTTTCGGGTTCGTGGTCGGGTGGCCACCGTTGGCGTAGTAGCGATCAACGAGGCTCTGCCAGTCATCGCCGCGCTTCGCGACGGTGTGCACGGACTCCAGCGGCCGGTGGCCGGTCGGACCGTACGGGTAGACCCCGGGCGGACCGGTCTCGACCGGCGGCGGTGTCGGCTTCGCGCCGCGAAGCACGGCCATGCTGAGGTTCGCGGTGTTCACGTACGCCACGTCCATGTCGGTGCTGCCGCCGGTGCCAGGCGGCCGGCCGCTGCTGGTCCACTGCCAGAACTGGCTCGACGAGCCGCGCGACGTGGCCCCATACCGTGCGATGTTGACGTAGGAACGCCGAAGCCCCTTCCCGCCCTTGAGGGTGTTCTGCCAGTACGAGAGCGACGCGTACACGCCGGCGTACGCCCCGGTACGCGCCTTGCAGCGGTCGGAGAAGGCGTTCAGCATCGCGATCGTGAGCCCTGGGACTTCCGCGTCGATCAGCGGCGGCATGTCGCCGGCTTGCGGTAAACCCATCGTCGCGAGCATGAAGTCGCACTGACGGGCGCCGTCGCCGGGCTCCAGCCAGTGATAGCCGGCCGTACGGATGCCGGCCGACCGCATCCCGGTCAGGCCGGCGGCGAAGCCCGGCGAGCGGAAGCCGGTGCCCTGGCTGACCTTGCGCCAACCGAACTTGTAGTTCGCGGCTCGCAGCCGGCGGTAGTCCGGTGAGCCGTCGTAGCTCGACATGTCGAAGCCGTTCTCGATCACGCCCGAGCTCGGCGTGAAAGTCGCGACCTGTTCAGCGACCACGGCGTCCAGATGCGCGAGGCTGGTGACCAGGTCGCCGCCCGCGGTCATGCCGTGGTCGTCGGCCGGGTCCAGGTCGACGAGCTCGCCCGGGTCGGGTAGCGGTGGAAGTTCGGTCATGGTTGCCCCCTCTGGATTTACGGTGCCGGATTCACAGCGTCATTCCGTTTCGGTGGACCATCAGGCACTGGAATGCCTGAGATGCCCACCCGCCCGGGTTGGTGGACGCCGCGCCCGCGTCGATGCCGGCCATCACGCGGCCGATGAGCTGGTCAGCGAACGCCGGCTGGCTGTACGGGTTGGAGAGCGGCAGGCCGCACGCCTCGGGGTGTTGCGCCATCAGCGCCATGGCGCCGGAGACGTAGCAACCCTCGGGGGTTCCGCTGGTCGTCGCCCCAATGTCCCCGGGTGTGATCCCGGCCGCCATCTGCGTCATGAACGGAGTTATGCCGCCCGGGTGCCAGGCGGACATGGTGGCGCATTCCCAGTTATGGGATCCGTCTGCGATCGTGATCGACTTAACACCCCAGTAGCCCCATCCGCCGAAGTTGGCCGGGCGATTCATCGCCCATACAATGGCGTTTTTGTACGCGGTGCCTTTGTTCAGGCAGTCCGTTTGAGCGGCCGGGGCTGAGTGTTTGTTCCGGTTGTAGAGCAGGAAGGTGGCGGCGACCGCGATCATGTTCCAGATCCGGTCTGCGGTGTGCCTTCCCGTCATCCCGCCGGTGGCGGTGGACGAGTCGTCCGGCAGTGCACCCGGCTGGCCACTGATATTCCAGTTGTAGGCGTACGTCGGCCAGTTCCGCACCCGGTCCAGCAGCACGTCGAAATCCGCCTGCGAGACGAGTCCGTGGTCGTAGCCGGCGGCCAACCGGGGCGCGACGAACCCGGCTGTGGTGATCAGCCAGTCGGTGTCGGCTGGCAGGCCGTCCTCGACGCGCCCGACTCCGTACCCGCCGGCCGGCGAGCGGACCGCGCACGCCGTGTCGAACCAGCCCTGCAACCGTGGGTCCGTCCAGCCGTAGTACTCGCCGGCCGCCTGGGCCATCGCCGCGAACGTCGGCCCGTTCTTGTTGAGTGTCGGGTCGGCGTCGTCGGCGAACAGTTCCATTTTCGCCATGCAGTCGTCGGCCAACTTCTGCCACAGACCGCGTGCGACGGATGCGGGTACAGCCACTACTCCCCCTCTTTGGTGAGAATGCGTTGAACGATCGGCATGACCCCCCTATGGAGTGCCGGCCGGCAGGGTGCGGACCCAGATCGCCTCAAGAAAGGTATGTTGCTGGCCGGCGAGAACGGACTTGGTCGCGCCCGAGTTCTGGGATACGAAGAACTGCAAATGATCGTTGGCGTTACACGGAACGAGCTTCGCGGCCGTTTGCTCCGTTGGGTTGCTCGAAAACGCCCACCCACTCGCGTTGCCAGCGCGATTCCGGAGAATGTGTGACGTGCCGCCGGCTGGGGCGTTGTTGGAGTTGCGCCGGATGTTGAGCACGCGCTGGTTACTCGTGGAGGTGGCGGCTTCATCTATCTGCAGCGCGGTCGTCACGAGGTACAGACCGGCGATCGGTAGGGTCAGTCGGTTGCCGGCCGCCAGTAGTGTCGGCCCCGAATACGACGCGTCAAACGATGTCTTCGTAAGGGTGAGGACAACCAACGTCGTAGAGCTTGTCAAGGACTGTGGACTGGCCGCGTCCTGGTAGGCGTGACAACGTGGTGGGCCATACAACCGAATGAACTGGTCGCGTAGCTCGGTATTCAGTCGGGCGGCGGTCATCGGGTCGGCCGACGCCCACGTTCCAGGAGCGGTCACAGGCTGCCCCTTAGTCGCTTAGGCGGAACATCTGGAAATAGAACCGGTCAGCGCCAGGGTTGATGTTCAGTGCCGCGCCAGTGTCCTGCCAGATGCCGAGCTGCAACGTATTTCCCGCCCCAAGTGGATATTCGAGTTCCAAGCTCACGTAGGCCGGCGAGTTGAGATTGCGGTCACGGTTTATGATCTCATAGCCAATTCGCGCCGTATCCGGCAAAGTCGCGCCAAACGCTAGCGCCTGGTCAACATACGCACCGACGTAATACTGACCGGTGCCACTCGCTTGCGCGAAAGATGTTTGCGCCAGGATCATGTACGTACCGGGAACCATGACGGTCATATAGGTCCACGGAGCCGACCCCGACAACATCACACTTCCATCGGAAGAGGCATCGAAATACTTCGTGTTAAAGCTAGCGACAGTGGCGGCTACGCCGGACGCCGTCGTTGACCCGTACGTCGTGGACTGGCTCAGTTCCATCGCCGGCGCACCGTACGCCGCATTGAGCGCATCGCGCACCTCGGTGTTGAATGCGGTGTGCGTCACCTGATCGGACGGAAGCCACGTGCGCGGCTGGCCACTCATCAGTTACTCATCCATTGTGCTTGCAGAAACACAGTGCCCTGACTGGCGATCAGATCCAAAGGGACAGCGTCCATGCGCGCGAACAACTGGAAGTGGTCCCCCTGATTCGCTCGCATAGAGCCGCGCACCCGAGCCACTGGCGGTATCGTGTCCTGATTCGATGAGTCCGCGATGCACTCAAAGTAGTCGAGCTGTGTAGCGAATACCGAGTCAATGCCGGCGACGGCCGGGTTCGTTTGGAACGTCCCGTTCATGTTCTTCCCGATGTACACAGCCCGTGTGCCGAGTTGCGGATTGAACCCCGTGTCACCGGACCCGCTCGCCTGCTTGCTCCACACGGCAGCCGCGTTGAGTCGGTACATTCCGGAGCGGTTGACGAACAGCCGCCCGTCCCCTTGGGCCATCGCCGTGCCGTCAAAGGAGTAGTCATACAAGACTTGGTCGAGGTTCACGGCGAATATGTTCTGGTCCCAGCCGAGATTGATCCCACCGACGCCAGCACTCGGCGGGTAAGTGACAATCTTCGACTTCCAGATATACGCGCGTGGGGCGCCGGATCGGGCGAGAAGTTGATCCCGAAGCTCGTTGTTCAGCCCGGTCGCGGTGACGTAGTCGTTCGTCGCCCATGTGCGGGGGGAACCGGCTACCATCCCAGTCTCGCCGTGCTCGTGGTTACCTCGTCCTGCCCACCGACCCCAACCCGGTAGATCGTGCCGGGGGGTGGGTTGGCGATCGTGTGGAACACGATTTGCTGATCATCGATCTTCCATGTTTCCGAACGACCGCGTTGCACCGTGTTGGCCAGTTGCTGGAAACCTGGCGGCAGGTTGATCACTGAGATGTGGTCGAACAGGTTGCACGCCAACGCTGCCGCCCGCACCGCCGGCGTACACGTGAGAACGTCAACGGTGATGTCGGGACATCGGAGATACTGATCTTTTCTGGTCGCGATGATCCACCGCGCGGTGTCGTCGGCCGTGATCGAGTTGGCGGCGAGCGAATCGAGGCTGGTGGCGTATTCGCCGTGAGCGTTTTGGCTGGCCGCATCGAACACCCGAGATGTACCAGCGGGAGAGACGACCTGCACGTCGTTGATGAGCTTCTGATCGTCTTTCACTGGCTGGATGCTGTCGCCGAGGTCCTGCGTCGCGTCCAGCGTCAAGGTGGGAGTGTTCGGGTCGTAGCGGTGTGACCTGTTGAAGAAGGTGGGCACGCCGGCCGGGCTGATGAAAAACAGCCCTTGCTCTGTAGTGGCCAGCCGCGACAGTGCGGGACCTGGAGCGTCGTCATCCTGGGCGGCGACAGGCATGCTCGCCTGTTCGACGCTACCTGGACCGATGCCGGCATAGTTGATGATCCGGTTGACGCGGTCACTGACGCCTTCGCCCGCGAAGCCCGTACGTCCCGCAAGGTAGTGCTGCATCACGCGTGTCGGAGTGAGGACGTGATCGTACAGGGCCATGTGTGCGATGGAGCCGTTGTGGAAACTGTTGACCGCTTGACCGAACGCGTATCCACCGATCGAGAGAAACGAGTACTGCTGTCCAGTGATGGTGATGTTGGCTTCCTGGCCGAGGTATGCCAACCGCTGGCCGTTCATATATGCCAGCACGTGCCCACTGATGGCTACGGAGAACACCATGTGGTACCACTGGCCAGCAACCAGAATGCTGTTGGCTTGCGCGGCACTCTGATCTGTGCCAGATAGGTTTCCGAGGTACTGAAGCCCGTATTGGCCCTGCTCCGCGTAGGCGGTTCCTTGCGTCGCCGACGTTGCGGGGATGCCCAGATAGACGGCGGCGATCTGGCCGCCTACTGCCCAGTTGGCCGCTGGGTTGCTGAAGTACACGGTCACGTATTTGGTGTTGCTGGACAGACCGGTCCCGAAAGCTGGCACCGTCTCCGCTTCCAGCTTCACCCACCATTCCACGGTGATGGCGTGTGAGTTGTCCAGTACCATCGGCGTGGTCAGGGTGGTGACGAGCATCGAGCCGCCGATGCCGTTGCCCAGCGCGAAAGACGGGCCGTCCTGGTTGTTGATGGCATTCAGGGTCGCGTCCCCGGCGAGGTTGGGATTGAACTTCGGGGAACTAAGCTTGTCGGTGGATAGCCCAGAGTCGCCGCCGAAGTCCATGCCGCCGCCGATACCGCGATGCTGCTCCAACAACGGCGGATTTCCGTTGCCGGACACGTCCTGCATGCCGAACGCCGCTTTGCCGTCACCGAGCGGGTAGTACGCGGTCGGGTTGTCGTCGGCAATCTCCTGCCCCAGGTAGGAGCCCAGTCGGACGCGGTTTGACAGCCGCTTCAGGATGTCCGTGGCCGTTACCTGGGTGGCCTTGAAACTGTTGGTACCACGCATTGTCGGCTTCCAGGCGTCCACGAGGCCGGTGAACCGCCGCGTCCCGTCAGCGGTAAACCTGATCCACGAAGGGATGGTCAGGTTCGGATAGAACGAGCCAGCGGCGTTGTCCGGTGTGAAGTTTCCAGTGATGTTGTCCAAGAAGCACGAGAACGTGGACGGAGTGACATCAAGGCCCTCGTCCGTGCCACCGACATTGACCGTCGTGTCCTGGTCGACCATATGGTACGCCGTGATGTCGACCCAACCCACAGACGGGACCGCGGTGTAGTTGGTCGACGGGTTGATCTCCAACAGGAACGTGCTCACGGGGCCACCGAGATGTAGCGGCCACCCGTTCGGCGGTCCAACTCCAGGAGGTGCTCAGCGATGGTGCGGTCACCGAGTCTGAACTGAATCACGATCGGCTGACCGTTGGCGCCATTCCCTCTGACGCCACTGGATATCGAGACGCCGCCCGTCGCTCCCGTGGTGGCGGCTACGAGCGAGCCGGCGGCGTTCTGGACGGCTCCGACTGTGGACAGGATGCCATTCGCCAGGCCGTGCCCCATGTTCTGGCCGATTCCGTGGAACACTGTCGACGGGGAATGGATTCCGAGCAGGTTGCGCAGCCAGGTGATCAGGCCGCTGAAGATGTTGCCGACACTGCTCGTGAACCAGTTCCACGCGTTCACGATTCCGTTCCACAGGCCGATGATGAGGTTGTGGCCGGTGGTGTACAGCCAGTTGCCGACATCGGCGATCGCTTTCCTGATGCCGTTGGGCAGGGTGACCGCGAAGAAGTTGACGACGTTGCGGACTGTCGCACCGACGTTGTACCCGAATTGGAAAATGAAGTTCGTAAACCCGACGAAGACACCGACCACCCAGTTGATGGCCGTACGGAGGGCGTTCACCGACCATTGCCAAGCTGCGACGATGGCGTTGAACGCGGTGACAATCCCGCTCCAGACGGCCTTGACCGTGTCCCACAGGAATGTGTAGTAGCCGACGCTCAGATCGATGAAGCCCTTGATTAGTGGCAATACGTAGGTATGGAACCATTCGGCGACGTTCTTGGCGGCGTCCTGGATCCATTTCCATGCCGCGTTCACGCCGTCGCGGAACCACTTCACGTTGTTGTACGCCCAGATCAGTCCCGCGATAAGGGCGACGACCGCGATGACGATCAGCCCGATCGGGTTGGCCGCCGCCAGAGCGTCGAATACGGCCATGACGGCGTTGAACGCGGTCTGCACGATGGTCCAGATCTTCACGGCCGCGACGATTGCCACGATGGCTATGGCGATACCCACGAAGATGTTCGTCGCCGTCTTGTTGTGCGCCATCCACTCACCGATGCCCCGGAAGGCGCCGAGAAGCCACTTCGCTGCCGGCAGCAGGGCGGTCCCGAACTCGATCGCCACCACGTGAGCGGAGGCCTTGGTTTCCTTCAGTTGCTGGTTGAATGTGGATTGGATCTTGTCCCAGTTCTGGATGTCCGCGCCACCCTTTCTCCCGGCGGCGCCCACCTCGTCAGCGGTTTTCTTGAAACCAGCCATGTTGTCGCCGCCGAGCATGAGGGCGGTGTTCAGGCCGACAGCGCCGCCCATGATCTTCTTCATGGCGGCGTTGAAGGTCTCGGCGGCCGGCGTACCGCTGCGTAGTTGCGAGCTGAATCCGGTCGCCTTGCCTTCCAGGGCGGTGAACTGCATCGCCAACGGCCTCATGTTCGCCGGCAGTGCCTGGATTTCCCGGCGCCAGTCCTTGGACGTGATCGTCCCCGCCTGCCATTCCTTCGCAAGCTTCTGGAGCTCGGGAGGCATGTGCGCGATCATGATGTTCGCGTCGTGGGCGGCGGCTTTTGACTTGTTGAACTCCCCGACCAGAATCTCGCCGCCCTTCATGTGCGCCAGGACGGCCCGTGTCAGGTACTCGATGGTGCCGGTGAGGCCGCGTTTCCCGAGCTGCTGGGAGACTTCGTTGCTGTTGATGCCCAACTGCTGCATCTCGTGGATAGCGACGTTGTTGGGTGCCTGGAGGTTGCGGATCGCGAACGCGAGTTCCTGGCTGGCCTCCTGCGCACTGGTGCCGTGCAGGGTGATGGTGGCCATCGCGGCGGCCACCTGGGGGAAGGTCAGGCCGGCGACCTTGGCGATCGGCACGACCGTCGACAGGGCGCTGGAGAACTCCTCCATGGTGATCTTGCCGTGCCGGGACGCCTCCACCATCATGTTCATGACACTGACGGCCTGCGAGCCCGGCAGATGGTAGGTCGCCATCACCGAAGTCAGAGCTTTGGTGACATCGGTGAGGTTGGCGTTCTCCTCGGCCGCGCCCTGAGCCGCGGCGCGGATGACGTTCAGTCCACCGTTGGCGTAGTTGAAGCCGGCCTTCTCGACCATGTACATGCCGGCGTTCAACGCGTCCGTCGTCGTACCCGTGTCGGCGGAGATCTTCAGCATTCCATCGCCGACCGCCTTGAGCTTTGACGGCAGTTCACCGGCAGCGGTGGTGAGCAGGTTCAGCTGCTTCTCGAAATCGGCGGCTTCCTTGATGCTCACGACCGCGGCGGCGCCGATGGCGAGGGCGAAACCTGTGCCGACGTTCATGCCGACCCGCCGCATCCTGGCCATGGAGGTCTCACCCTCGGCGGCGGCTTTCTTGAACATCCCGCCGAGACTTCCAATGGCCGCACCGAACGGACCGAACACACCGAAGCTGTTGAGGATGTTCCCGACACCGGTAAACGCCTTGCCGGTCTGCGACATTGAGCCGCCAGCCTGGTTCCCCACAGCGCGGAGAGCGTTGGTGGCCGAGGACGAGTCACCGATAATTTTGATGGCGACAGTTCGGGTCGTCATATCGCGATCACCGCCCCCTCACTCTTCTTGGCTTCGTCCAGGAACTCGTCAACGCTGTCGATCAGGGTGAAGAAGTCGGTGATGGTCAGGTGGTCGAGTTCGCGGGGTGAGAGATGACAGATTCGCGTCAGCCGGAAGAGGTATTCGCCTCTGAGTTGCTTTAGGTCAGCACCGATGCGGGGATGTTCTGCCCGACCGGTGCGGCGCCGTTTCCCTGGATCGCCTCGGCGTCACCCGCCGCCTGCGCGGCCACCTCACACGCGGCGGCGTACTTCGCGACCGGAAAATCGAGGTCACGCATATTGCATGCCTGCCCACTCTGGACTTTCATCACCCAGAACAGCGCCTGCCACGCCTCGGGATCCATGTTCGACATGGCAACGGACCATTCCTTGATGGTCCAGCCGAAGTTCCCTTTGATGACGATGCCCTGCTGAACGGTCACGGCCTCGATGTCGAGGTCGTAGATCTTGTCTTCCCAGTCGACGTGCCAGACCGCCATGGTTGCCCCCTTGGCCTCGTTTTAGTGGAATCCGGAGCGCAACAGCGCCCGGTCGATCGCCATGACGACGATCTCGAGAATTTCCTCCGTGTGACCATCCAGTGCGGGTCGGAGGAATGGCCGAGGCGACTGCTCGACCCATACCCCCCGGTTGCCGAACACTGGGTGACGGATGGCTTTACCGTCCGGCGCCTCGAAGGTGTACGCGTGCGGTGCCTCGCTGCCGCCGGCGGAGACCTTGATGTTTCTGGGAGTGGCACCGGTTACTTTGATACTTCCTGGGATCCGCTGCGACCACGACGCCTCGGAACGGGCGGCGTCAGCGACCAGATCCCCCGCGATCTTCAGGGAGGTCACCATCTCCTGTAGGGCTTTGGGCGTGATGCTCTGGAGGTCCTTGGCCAGCGCCGTGAGTCCGTTGGCCTGGACACCAACAAGAATCCGGCTGGGCATCAGATCGCCGTGTCGGTCGAGATGTAGGTGAACTGGATGTGCGGGTTCGTGCCGTCGTCCAGACCGGTGAACGAGAGGTTCTGCATCACCATGTCCGGCCCGCCGACCTTCGGCGAGGAACCGTTCAGCTTGCACGCGGGGATGATCATGTCCAGCGTGCATGGGTTGGTGAGCGTCGCCGGCTCCACGAAGGTGAACTGCAACGGCACCGTGGCGTCGGACTGGAAGCTGTTGTACCAAGCCGCCGGAAGGGTCCATTCCACGTCCAGCGTGCCGTCCAGCTTGCGGAAGCCGTTCTCGATCTGCTCGGACTTGCGGCCGTTGCTCCCGAAGAAGTACCGGTCCGTCTTCATCGGGGTCGCGCCTTTGAGGGTGAATTTCTCGCCGTATCCCAGTACGGTCGGCGAAGCGAGCGACAGCACACCGGACGTGATCGTCGGGGTGCCGGTTCTCACCGTGCACTGGAGGAAGTTGAACTCCCGCGCGGTCGGGAGGTACGCGGCGCTGGCAAGTCCAAGGCCGGCGGTTGGCGTCGAGGTGGTGAGCAGTTCATCCCGGCCGTCGCAGCCGAGCTTGCACGTCATGATCGCCGATTTGCTCTGGTCCAGTTCCCAGTCCGCGAACTTCACGCCCGTGTAGGTGACGGGAGTGACGGTGCCGTCGTTACCCGGGACGCCCTTCTGCAGGGTCATGAAGTGACCCTGCAGGGTGCCGGGCTGATGCACCTGCGTGCACATCCCCGCGACGGGGGCGGAGATCGTGGCGTTCCCGAACGACCCGATCATGTTCTCGATGACCAGCCCGAAGGACTTGGTCGGGACGTTGAACGCCACGTCGCCGTTCACGTCGTACTCGACCACGCCGCGCCGGTTGCTGCGGTCGATCAGTCCGCCGGCGTGCAGTCCCTGACCCTGGACGGTTTTCTTCTTCAGTTCCAGGGTCTCGCTGTTGAACTCGATCGCGCGCGCACCGGTCAGGAGTGGCGTGCCGAAGGTGGTTTCCTGTGCCAGAACGATTTGGGATCCAAGCCCAGAACCGACGCCCATTACTTTTCCCCATCCTGCGTGTCGGCCGGCTTGGGCCGGTTGGTTTTCTTGGCGGTCTCTTCGGGGAATCCGGCGACTCGGAGGCCTTCGGCGTCTTCGTCGCTGACCTCGAAGGTGTCGCCGGGGCTCACCGTGATTCCCAGTGGCGTGAAATGGACAGCGTCATCCCGATTGTTCTGGAATGTGGGCACGATTTCTCCTAGGAGCGCGCGTTGGCGGTGAGGATGAAGGGGCACTCAACGGTCGCGCCCTGGGTCGTCTGGATTTGGCGAACGGTGACCTCGGACAACTCGACCCAGACGACTCGCGCATCAGGCGGTGAGCCCGCGGGGCCGACCAGTGCGCCGCCGTCGCGTACCGCGGATTCCAGGACCTGCCAGAGCTGGTCTACCTCGTTCCGGCGGGCACGCATGTCCGTACCGCCGCGGCGGTCCCACAGTGAGCCCTTGACGGTGATCAGCTCGTCCCTGCGGTTTCCGGTGGGATTGCCGAGCAACCGCCATTGCGATCGGCTTACCGCGGAGTCGTCAGCCGAGATGGGCGCGGCGTCGGAGCCGACGAAGAGCAGAACCTCACCGGACACATCGGTAGTAGGTGGCCCGTCTACTACCTTGACCATGGTCGGCCAGGGCGCGGCGGTCCAGATGTCCACGAGCCAGTTGAGCAAGACGAACGACTGCGTACTCACGCGATCCCCGGAACCTGTTCGATGCTGTCGTCCACCGCGAGAAGTTCCTTGGCGCGGTTGGGGATGCTGTACCCGATACCGGAGATGACGACCTGCGTCGTGTCGCCGGGGAATGCGAGACCGCCGCCGCCGTTCTGGGTCTGCCACATGTGCTGGGCGATGATCATCCCGCCCAACTTCGCCGTGTCCGTGATGGCGGCGCGGCCGGCCTTGTAGACGATCAGTCCGGTAAGGAAAGCCTGTCGGCGTAGATAGACGCTGTTCAGGTCGAGGTCGATGACGACCTGACTGGTGTCGGCGAGATTCACGGTGTTGCCGAAGTCGTCGGTGATCGACGTGACCGAGACCAGAGGGTGCCGGCGGGTGATGATCATCCCGTTGGCGGACACGAACCGCTCGGTGTAGGTCTGCACGGAGACAGGACCGCAGAGGTATTCCACGATCCGTGTGGCGGAGCTGAGGAAGATGCGCAGCTCGTTGTCGTCGGCGTCCCTGTCCGCCCCGCTGCGGTTGAGGAACGTCTTCAGTTCTTCCAGGGACGCCACCGTGGTCTGCGGAAAGGCCACACTGAACTGTCCGGGCTCCGCTGCTACCACCGTGCCGGTACTGACCCAGTTGTACGTCCATGTGCCGCTGAGGGTCGCCGTGGTGGTTCCTTGGTATTGCCCTGATCCCGCCGCACCAACGTGCGTAACAATCGGGGTCGCCGTCGTGCCGTCCGATCGAGTGACCGTCAGGACTGGTGTCGGGGTCGTGTCGGTGGCGACCCCGAGCTGGTCCCTGACAGTTGTGGTGATGGTTACGGCGTCCCCGATGTCGTATGGCACTCCATTCCCCCCGATGCGGTAGAAGTCGTGAGGCTGAATGCCGTTGTCTGGTCGGTAAGAACGGGGCCGGTTGAGGTGTCAACGAGCGTCCCTGGGTTCGGTCCAGCGGTGTATCTGACTAGTTCCGTGACCGTCGAGAAGTCGGAACCGACTCGCCCGAAGCGCTTCGTTAGAGAGATCGAGTCGATGACGGTCGACAGGTCGTTGCCGACTCGCTGGTAGAAGCTTCCGATCCCGACCGATTCCGTGACCGTGCTCGTGTCAGAGGAAGCGCGCGTCTTGGAGATGCGCGCGAATATCGCTTCCGTCACACCGCTGGAATCAGCGGCCATTCGAGGTAGCGACGCCATCCGCTGATTTGAGTCGGCCACAGTCGAGGAATCTGCCCCACTCCTGCTGGCCTGCACCGATCTCACAACAGAATCGGTCACCATTGACACATCGGCGGACGTTCGGGCGATCGTGACCTTTCGGGAAACCGCGTCCGTGACGGTCGACGAATCCGAGCCAGCGCCAAAGCGGCCGACGAAGGACGACCGCGAGTCCGCAATCGCGCTGGCGTCCGAGCCGGACCGTTGCCCCGCCACCGACCGGACGCCTGTGTCTGTGACGGTCGATGCGTCGCCTCCGGAGCGGGGCGCGGCCGTGAATTTCGTGGATGCGTCGGTCACTGCACAGAAGTCGGCACCCGTCCGGTTGAAAACGGCGTTCCGGCCGACCGAATCCGTCACCGTCGAGTTGTCGGCGCCGCTTCGAGCCTCGATAAGGGTGCGAGTAGCCGAATCAATGACGGTAGAGGCGTCTGAGCCGGTCCCGAATCGACCGATGAAGCTTGAGCGGGCGTCGGTGACCGTGGAGGTGTCCGCGCCCGCCCTGGCGAACACGAGGGCTCGCGTGATGGCTTCCGTGACCGTGCTGGCGTCCGCCGCGGAGCGAACCTTGCCGCGGCTTGTCGTATTGGTGTCCGTGACGGTCGATGCGTCAGAACCGGAACGAGCGAAAGTGCCTGTCCGGGTGATGCTCTCGGTTGCCGTGCTGGCGTCCGAGCCGGACCGAGCTTCGACAACAACGCGCACCCCAGTGTCGGTAACCGTCGAGGTGTCAGCCCCGGTTCGGAACCGGCCGACGAAGGACGCGATTGCCTCAGTGGCAGCCGAGATGTCCGCCTTGGAGCGGGGCAGCACGGTCGAGCGTGAGCCGACATCGGTGACGGTGGACGAGTCCGCGCCACCCCGCGACAGCAGCAGTACCCGAGACCGGGCATCTGCCACCGTGGAGGAATCGGAACCTGACCGCGCCAACGACGCAACACGCGCAACAGTCTCCGTGACCGCCGAGGCATCCGAGGGTGTACGGACGAGAAGGACTGATCGCGTCCGGGCATCGGTAGCGGCTGACGCGTCAGCGCCAATTCGAAACCGTCCGACGAAGCTACTCTTTGCCTCGGTAACCGCACTCGCGTCGGTGCCGGCACCCGAGACTGTGATTCCGCCAATGGGACGGATTGGCAACAGGGCGGGGAGGAGCATCGATCACCCCACCTGGAACATGATGCCGTCCAATGAGATCTGATTCGTCCATGTCGAGGTCGGAATGACCGCGCCCGCTGATGTGATCTGTAGGCGGCCCTGTGTATCCGAACCCGAGTTCGCGTGGCAGATGTAAAACCGGTCGAATCCTGGCCGCACGCCCGTCGGGAGAGTGAAGGCTGCCGAACCACCCGTGCCGGACTTGATCATTCCTCGAAGGATGACCAATCCTGTCGGCTGTACCCAATAGCCGGGCGCCGTCGGAGTGCCGGAAACCCCGGCGTTTACCCACGAGTTTGTGAGCGTTGGATTCGTCCAAGCGTTCAACGTGACGGCTGGGGCGGCTACGAAGTCTGTGAGAGATGTGGTCGCGATCGCGGACAGGGTATTGCTACCACCCGCGATCGTCTTGTTCGTGAGTGTCTGTGTGTCCGTGGTGCCCACGATCGATCCCGTCAACCCGTGGACCACGCCGGTCGCGTTGACGTGAGTATTGGCTTCCAATAGATCGATCGCGGCGGTCTCGGCCGTGATGACCGAGCCACTCGCATGGGTGACGGCGGATGTTCCGTCATATCCACGAGTGATCGAGGAGCAGGCGGTCGTGGTCCGGGCTCCGACAAGGATGACCTCGGCGTTTGCCGTGCCTGGCTCCACAACGGCAGTGAACGGCGCCGCCGGCCAGCCCGTAGCGGATGCCAGTGTTAATGACGTGCCGGCGCCAGTCGTGAGACCGGTTTCGGTGGTGACCACCGCCGTGTTGCTGTAGTTCCGAGTGGTCATTAGCTGAAGGTGACCGTCTCGGTAATCGTGAGCTGGTCGCCGATGGCCGAAAGGGTCGCCGTGGCCGCCAGGACGTTTTCACAGAACAGCGAACCCGAAGACGCGGCGTTGAAGATGCCAAACTTGGCGATCGTCACCGGGATCGTGTCCGAACCGTTCACCGTGAACGTCTTGGTGAGGGTGAAAATCTTCGTGGTGGTGGTGTGGGCATAGACCGACGCGACCCGGATCAGTCCACCACCACCCGTGACGATCTCGGCGGTCAGCGTGGTGTCGGTCGCCGCCGCTGCGGTCGCGTTCGCGGTCAGCGCCATGTACTTTGCCGGCGCCGGCTGCGTCGGATTGGCCGTGTTGTCGCAGATCAGGTCATAGCCAGCGTTGACGATCATTCGGCCATCTCCGTCTTAGCCAGGGGAACCGAATCGGCCGGAGCCGGCCGCACCTCAACTCCGAAGTGCGCACCGAGGACCATCGCGAGCGCTTCGTTGTCTGATGCCACCCACTTGGGCTTGTCTGGCGACTGTCGCGCCCAAACGCCGGTTGGATGAGTCATCGAGATGAGTGCCTCACCAAGGTCAACCTCATCCGGGAAAAGGACCGACGTGACCATGCCGTCGTTGGACACGACTTCCCGCTCACCGGCAGGAAGATCGTGCTTGTCGTCGTTGAATGCCGTTGCGGCGCCGAGCCATGCGCGCATATCGTCTACTTCCCCGTTCGCGGGCCGGGCTTTGGGCCCGGCTTGCTGGAAACGGTCGCGGTCTCATCTGCCGGCGGCGCGGTCGCCGCCTCAACGGCAGATTTCTTCGCGGACTTCTCGGCGAGCTCGGCAGAACCCTGCCCGACAAGGACGGTCGCCTCTTCGTCCGGCAGGTCGACTACGTCACCAACCGCCGGCCACTCCACGCCGTTGCGCAGGCCGGACATGTGGACTTTCATCTGCACTCGCATGGAATCCCTTTCGAAGGCAATCAGGAAAGGCCGGCGGCCACTCGGACGCCGGCCCACCACTGATGGATTAGGCTGTGCCCCCAATGAAGTATTTGAGAGCGCCGGTCGTATCGATCAGGTTTCCGTCCGCACGCAGAAGCGCGCGGTAGGTGATCACGTCGGCGTTGAACGCGTAGTCGTCGCTGCGCTCGAAGCGGATCCCGTTGACCCAGCGGACGAAGTACTGGCTGAAGTCGCCGAACAGGACCGACTTCCCGGCAGTGGCTTCGGCCGGCATGTTCGGATCCTGATGCACCGGCTTGGACAGGATCGTGTCCGGAGCGCCAACCTGGACGCTCGGCTCCCAGATGTAGTTGCCCTGGGTGGACTTCAGTTTGCGGACGTTGCCGATGGTCGCGTCCTTCATCAGCCAGCCACAGGAAGGCGAGTTCCGGTACGGGTAGATGACGCTGTAGAACAGCGAGATCAGGTCGTCCGCCGTGAACGCGCCAATGAAGCCGTCCGTACGACCGGTCGCGGTGTTCTGCGCAGCCACGGTGCCGCCGGTAACGCCGAGACTGGCCTGGGTGAGAGCGCCGGTCGGCTGGACGCCACCACCGGTACCGGTGACGGCGTGGACGCCGAAGCCGTTACCCAGGGCGCGGCCGGCCTGCATCGACAGATAGCCCTCAAGGTCCACCGCGGTGTCCGTGGTGAGTTCACGGGCGACCTGGAGCAGGATGCCGTACTTGTAGGCGGACAGTGAGACCTGGCCGAACGCCGGCTCGGACTCGGTGATGCCGGCTCCCTGGGTGACGATGACGGCGGTCGAGTGCGCGGTCGTCTTCGGGATCTGGAGCTGCTCACCTGAGTTGGTGTTCAGCAACGTCGGGCCGGCCATCATCAGGCCGGAGTTCTCGATCAGGTGCGCGATCAACCGGTCGTAGAACGAGATCGGCACCGTGTAGCCGCCGGCCGAGTTGGTCGTGGTGACCAGCGGGGTGCGGTACTCGGCGAGAGTCTTGTGCTTGTCGGCCTTGAACTCGATCTCCCGGCCCATCTGGCCGTTGATCCACTTGCGCAGGTCGGATTCACCTTCGGGTGCCTGCGGCGCGGCGGTCTCAGGCTTGGCCAGTAGGCCGGCGAACGCGGCTTCCGAATCCTTGGCGCGCTTCTCGTCCTCGACGTATGCCTTGACTCGCTCGTCAATCTCACCCATACGCTTGGTGAGTTTGTCCCAGGTCTCCTTCTCTTCGGCGGTGAAATCGCGCTTCTCGTTGTCGGCGATGTCATTCAACGCCTTGGACTGCTCCCAGGCATTCAGACGCTCCTCCTGGAGCTTCTGGATGCGGGAAATCTCTTCGGACATGTGCCCTCCAGGGCATGCGAAACAGCACCCAACCGGTCGGCGGGGCGCGGGTTGTGAGGTGGGTGTCGCCCGGCCTCAGAGGGTGTTGCGTAGGCGCAGCAATTCGAGCCGGCGCTTTCGTGCGGCGGTCGCGATCGAGTGGGTGTCGCCCGGCTCGGTCACTGGCGCGGTCTCGGGTTCCTTCACCTCAGGCGTTTCGGATGCCTGGCGGGCGAGGAATTCGGCGAGCTTGTCACCGTCGACCCTGATAGTTGTCGACATGCTGTCCGATGACTTGATGTCGATGACCGTCGGCGGCTTCTTGATCAGCTCGGCGAGCTTGTTGGCCCGGATCGCCTCGGCGATCTCTTCCTCGGGGCGGGAAAGGTGCTCGGCGAGCGAACGCAGACCGCTTGAGGTGTCCATGTATGCCGGGTTCACCACGGGCGCCACGTCCAGAAGCTGGATCTCGGTGATGGTGCGCAACGGAAAGTCGGACTCGGTCACCGACCAGTCGTCGCCGTCGGGAAGGACACGAAAGGCGAACGAGGAATGCCGTACGTCGCCACGCTCGGCCAGGGCGGCGAGGTCGTGGGCGTAGGAGGTGTCCGGCAGGTCGACGGAGTAGTCCAGACCGGTGTCGTCACTGGCCAGCCGAAGGGTTCCCGCCGAGGTGCGGCCGAGCAGGTAGGAGTCCTCGTGCTGGAAGCGCGCGAGCACGTCGCCGCCGTCGGCGAGCGTCTTGTTGAGCGCTCCAGGGGCCACGCGCTCGACGAATCCGCCGAGATTCTGGCTCATCTTGTTGTATTTCAGCGCGTAGCCGCCGAGAACCTGCAAAGTCTTGCTGCCCTGGGTCCCATCGGCGCGCATTTGGACGAGACCGGCCGTCGTCCGTCGTTCGCTCGTCATTGTGTGCCTCCGGAAGGCGGTGGTGGTGGCGGTACGGTCGGCGTCGGCAGCGTGGCGGCCGGCGCCGGCTCTGGGTAGACATCGCCACCGGGAATCGGCGGCTTGTTCTCCTGCGTGCGGACCTCGTTGACGTTCATCCAGCGGTCCTGCAACGCGGTGTTGTAGGAGGAGAACCGTTGCGCCATGTCGGCGCGAATCATCGAGTCGAGGTTGAACCGGACGTACTGCTTTCCCGGCAGAAGCCCATAGAAGTGGTTCTCCAGCTTCACCAGCCACGGCCGAAGACAGGACATGGCGAAGTTGATCTGGTGCATCTCCTCGGTTTTGTACGTCAGCGACCCGACGGTGTCGCCGCCGATCATCTCCGGTGGAATCCCGTAGATCGACGCCACCTGAGAAGCGGTCGCCTTCAGTGTCATGAGGAACTGGGACTCGTCCGCGGGAACGTTGATCTGGTCGAACGACATCCCGTTGGCCATCGTCACGATGTCGCGGTTCGCGGCAGCCGCCTTGAACTTCGCTTTTACCGTCGCGGCCTGCGTGTCCGTCAATGGGGTCGGTGTCGTGACCGTTCCGGCGGGGATGGAGGAGTTGTTGAACCAGTCCCGGCCGAACTTCTGAGCCGACAGACCTGTCTGGATGGTCATCTGGTAGGCCCGGATCGGGGAGATTCCCAGGACCCGGCCAGGCATCACATAGGACGGGATGTGTACCAGCGAGAAGTTCTCGACCGTCCGACCCCTGACAAACCAGCGGATCGGATAGAAGATGTCGTCGTACTCCAACGTCACGTCGTTGGGGTGAATCCACTCGACCTGTAACGGGTAGCCGGTGTTGTCGTACGCCGTGATCAAACCGAAGGCGTTGCCGCGAAGGGTCAGCGACACCATCGCCCGGAAGACCCACTCGTAGATGGTGCCGAACTGCGACGGGTTCTTGAACAACGCGGCCGACTCGATCGGCTGGATCTCGGTGAGGTTCACCTTCCGGTAGGACTCGATCGGTAGTGAGGCGACGGAATCCGCGAGCAGGCGGGTCGCCGCGAACACCGGGACCATCCGCAGTGAGTTCTCCAGGCTCATTGTCGAGTCGGCCTGGTTCACGTCACCGGACGCCCACGAACCCCAGAAATCGGAATCGGTGATGACCCGCTGTTCCTGCCGGCGGAAGAACAGGCTCACGTCGGCGGCTCCGGTTTCGGCTTGACGGACGATCCGGAGATGGCCCACGACATGACCAGCAGCGCGATACCGCCGACCAGAAGCGCCGACGGCCACCACACCACGACGCAGAAAGCGATGATCAGCGCGACGGCGAGGACTTCGAGGATGGTCGTCAGAATCGGCATGACCCTCCTCCTCAATGCAGTCCGCCCATCAGGGCCTCGTTGTCGACGGCGCTGTTCTCGGCCCACCAGGCGGCGCGTTCCAGGCCCATCACCACACAGACGGCTGCGTCGATACGTCGGGTGGAGTGTTTGTGTTCCTTCGTCAGCCGCGCCCCCCGTGAGTCCTCGCGCAAAGATGCGTTGCTGACGTGACGCTTCAGTCGCGGATCGCCGGAATGTGTCGCGCGGTGGTGGGTGAACGCGTCGACGAACCGCTTCGTAGCCGGCGTCATCCGAGCCGGCGACTGGGGGAACTCCTCCATCGGGATTCCCTCGGCAAGCAGGATCTCCGCCGTTCGCTGCCAGCGGTACGGGTCGTAGGCGACCTCTCGCACGATCCAGCGTTTGCAGGCTGTGCGCACGGCCTCCTCGACATCCCCGATCGGGACCCGCCACTCCTTGTTGGCGCGTTCGGGCATCTCCCACAGGCCAGCGAGGTCGACGTGAGGTTCCTCGGCGATCGTCGTGACCACCAGGGCGGTCGAGTCGCCGTTGAAGCTTCCGTCCAGGCTCAGTACGACCTCGGCGCCGTCCGGCACCTGTAGTCCGGTCTCACAGTCGTCCCAGACACCAGGCGGAAGCGCGGCCTCGGTAACCGTCGTCCACTGACCGAGGTGGTAGCGGGCGAACTCGTACGCCGGCACCTGGTAGAAGCGGCCAACCACGTCGTGGACGTTGAGGAAGATGTCCGCGGCGGGGCTGGCGGCCCGGACGGCGGCACACAGCCGCTCGCGGATGACCTCGGGCCCGACGGGGTTCTTCGGATCGTCGGTGAACTGTGAGAGATCCCCGGCCCAACCCCACCAGACGAAGAGGAACTCCTCGTCCGCGATCTCGCCCGAGTTGACCTTGAGGCCGTACTCGTGCATCTTCCCGGCCATCGAGTCCAGGTCGGCGCCGGGAGTGGTCGTGTTGACGACCAGCGAACCCTCGCGCTTCGCGGTGCCGTTGGAGATCACCAGGTGCACCCGGGCCTTGTTGCCGAGCCACTCGTGGATCTCGTCCGCGAAGAACGCGCTCGGCCGCTGACCGTCGTTCGTCCCCGCCACGGCGGCGATCTTGTACGCCCGGCCCGGCCCGTTCTTGACCTGGATCTCAGCCTCGAACGGGTCCAACACCGCCTTGAGTCGCGGTGACTCCGTAGCGCAGGTCCGCAGATCCCCGAAGAGGAGCTCGGCCTGCTCGTAGCTCGCCGCGGCCACCGGGATGACCGCGGATGGTTGGTTGGCCAGCATGTACGCGGCAATCCATGCCGACAGCGGCGTTTTTCCGCAACCCTTTGGCACTTCCAGAAGGACCCTGCGGTACCGCCGCTTGCCGTTCGGCTTCAGCTCGAACACCCAGATCAGGAAGATCTTCTGGAACAGTTCCAGCTTCACCGGGAGACCGAACTTGTCGCCCTCGCCGTACACGCAGTTCTGTTCGATCCACCGGATGACCTTCGGGCCCTCGGACGGTGCGTCCGTCAGCGGAGGAGCCGAGAGTGGACGGGGGACGCTCTCAGGCCAGCGCAGTACCGTCGATGATGGCGAGGCGAGGGTCGTCGTCACCGTCGACCACCTCCGCGTCTCGGTTCAGGTCGGACAGCGAGCGGACGGCGTCACCCTTGGCGATGCCCAGCTTCATGGCGTTCAACGCGCCGATACCGAGCTGCTGTTCGTAGCCGTTCGCGGAGGCCTGGGCGCGGTAGGCGATCTTGTACAGCGGGTTCTCGACCTGCTGACCCTGCGAACCCTCCACGAGTGGCTCGTTATCGGCGGCCCTGACCGAGATGTGGTAGCGGTTCAGCTCACTGACCCAGCGGGTGATGACCGACTTGTCTGCGGTTTCGGCGGCGTTGCTTCGGGAGTCCGACCAGTACGAGTACCAGGCTTCGACCGCTTCTTTTCCCAGGTCAGGAGGTGGATCGGGGAGTATCATGGAGACATGGGGCGCGACTTCCAGCGACTTGGTCACCCGGTTCTGCCGCTTGTCGGCGGGCTTGCGTTGCGCGGGCATTTCGGACATCACCGCCAGTCACCGGTAGCCGGACCAAGATCAACAAAAACCACGGGGTCAGTGACCAAATGGAGCCCTGAAGGCTACGGAAAAAAAGCGGGCTAGATCGGGGTCATTTATGAGCGTTTTCGTCAAAGAATATGCGACATGTCCGGCCTGTCGCTTTTAATTCCATCGACCGAGCGTGACATCACGCTACGTGACGGGCTGGCCGGCCTGCTCGTTGCATACACGGTGGGCTGGTAGTAGGGGTCCCGCCTTGTCGCGTGTGGGGTGGTGTGCCGTGTACGACATGGGGTGTGGTGCGTGTAGTGCGTAGTCGATGTCCCTGCCACACAGTGTGCAGGGCAGCTGCTGTGCGCGTAGGAGTGCGGCGCGTGCCTGGTGTTGGCTGCCGTAGCCGCGTTGCGTGGTGGACGCACGCTGCATGCGGTGCGTCTGCGTGTGTACGGGGCAGCGGGTACGGCCTCGGGTGGGGGTGCCGCAGTCTAGGCAGGGCATGGGCTCGACCGTGGCGGGCTGTGCAGGGCTGGAGGATTCTCGGAAGAACGCCCGGCGGGGCTGGCCTGGCTGTAGTGCGGTGGTGTGTATGTGTACGCCGGCGTCAGGAGTTTCGAGATCTCGCCTATCCCACCCATGAAGCCCCGCCCCGGATTCCTTGCCTCTAAACCCTTGACAGATGACTGGGGTTTAGCTACTATAATCACAGGAAAGCAGCACAGCCCGACAGGAGTCAGAGATGATGGTCACCGGCAGCCAGGTCCGCCACGACGACACTGGCGTCACCGGCACCGTGACCACCGCCCCGGACAGGAGTGGCTACATCGAGTGGGTCGGTGACGACGGTGAGACCTACACCGACCACGTCTTCGACATGACCACGCTCAACCCACTGGCCGCGATCACCGCCAGCTTCTACGAGATCCACAACCGCTAACCGTTCCGCTTCGGCAACACCCCATCAATCTGAGGAGATCACCGTGAACGTCACCCACACCCGCCGCGACCACAGTCTCGCGATCGTCGCCCTGCTGATCGTCATCGTCGGGACGGTCGGGTTCCTGTCCGGCCTGTTCTACGGCGGGACCGTCACCTTGAACACCGCCGGTACGTCGAAGGGCGTGTCGGTGTGTGCGGGTCCGGTGCAGGGTGGGGTGTATGTGAACACCGCCACCGGTGAGGTCGGAACGTTCGGCGGGTGTGACTTCTGATGGCCGAGGTCGCGGCCGGTAGCGTCGCGATTGACCGCGACGGGAACGCCTGGCAGCAGTGCGAAACCGGCGATGGGTGGGTGATGGCTGGATCGGAAGAGGACTACTGCCGCAGCCTGGACGACCTGAATGCCGAACACGGACCGGTTCAGATTGTATGGAGCCCGACCCCGTAAACCCCTCCCGAAGATCCTAGAGGAGTCGAGATGATCAACTCGTCAGTGAGCATCAAGAGCCGACAGGGTGAGGTCGTCGTGAACGGCGTCACGGGTCCCGATGAGATCCTGCTGGTCACGTGTGACTACGACAACGACAAGCGTGCGGTCGCTGACCTCTCGGTTGAGCAGGCGACCGCGTTGATCGAAGCCCTTCAGCAGATCATCGCCTGAGTCAGCGCTGGCGCCCGGTCCCGGCCGGGGCGCTCCCATAGGAGAGAGAGGAGGGGATGGCGGGATGGCGAAGCGGACATTCCCCCGACTGGCGATGGCGGCCGAGATCCAGGAGATCACCGGACTGTCACGTCAGCGGGTGTTGGAGTTGTCCAAGACGGACTGGCGGTTCCCCGATCCGGTGGCGCGGTTGAAGGTCGGGGATGTCTACCTGTGGGACGAGATCGCGGCATACGCGGCCTTGCCGAGGAAGTCGGGTCGGCCGGCGTCACCTAAGTGAGAATCCCGACCATGGACGACTCTCACTTACTTCGCGGCGAGGTCCGGCCACATCACGTACTGGTTGCCGCTCAGGATGTACGTCGGTTGCGGCTTGGGTTCGCGCTTGCGAAATGGCCACATATGTCTGCCCCTAGACGCACGCAGCCCCCGGACTGATGTCCGAGGCCTACAGAACTTGCATGTTGGCACGCATGCTCCGCCGGATCTGTCGGAAAGTCAACTTCCCGACATCGGGGCGTGTCGCGTTAACGACACGGCAGCCGGACAGTAGTCGAAGTCGTGCGGTGCACAACCGTGCTTGGCGTGCGTCACGACGTACTCGATCACGAATCGCGGGTCGGCTGCCACTCGCAGCAGCTCCTTTGTCACAGCCATCGTGCCGAGCTTGTCGTTGTATGACCAGACGGTGACCGAGTCGCCCCTCTCATAACTCACCCAGTTGAGTACCTCGGGAGCACAGAAGCCGCGCTGGATGTCCGCGTCGGATTGACCAGGCATTAGCTTCTCACCACAGCTTGGACAGAAGCCTTCGGCTAGCGCGGCGAGGGGACTATGGATGACCCTCGACATCAACGTTCTCCCTTCTCCTCTGCTGCCGCATACCGACCGCCGTGCATGGCCAGATGCTTCGAGATGAACTCGTCAATCTCGCGTTCGTTCATCGGGTAGACGCTCGTCTTCAGCGTTCCGCACGTCGTGCAGTCGAACCTGACGACCCGCAATGCCGTTATGAATGCCCCATCGGCGGCGGCAATCATCTGTCCTCCTCGGAGAGCAGGCTGAACGCTCCGGACGGAATTCGGCCTTCACGCAGTCTGCGGAGGACTTCCTTGCCGCGATCCTCGCTCATAACACCTCACTGACGATGTTGAGGCTGGTGATCATCACGCAGGCCGGCCAACGGCCCGGCTTCGTACGGCCGGCGACGGTACGGTCCCGGCTCGCTCAGATCTACCAGCGGCACGGTGACGTAGCTGATGTGCTGGTCTGGGATGACGGGCCGTTGGCTCGTCCAGCCGACCGCGACGGTGATCGTGGCGGTCACCTGTCAGAACGGCCAGTCAGCGTTCCTTCCCGCCTCCAATAGCGGGATCATGCGGAAGGTCTGATCGGTCATGCCACCAAGCTCGTGACGGTTGCCCGTACCGGTCGACATCGCCGCGTGCTTGTACCCGGCGAGGTTGAAGCCGTACATCGGCACGTTCTTCGGTGCGGCGTCAGTGACGCTGCCACCATCCCAACCGCCGAACGTCTGCATGTCCGACAAGATGATCACCCGGTCGTGACCTCGGCACGTCGCGCGGACAGAGCCGGCGATCTCCGTGCCGTGGCCGACCTCGCCGATCCGCTTGCAGAACCGGTCCACCTCGCGCAGAACCGAAGCGCCGCGACCCACGTCATGCTTGAACGTGCCGGTGGCGAAGCCGTGCAAGTCGACCTGGTTGCCGCGCGCGGCCAATGCGACACCGAACAGGGCCGCCATCTGAGCGAACGTCATCTTCGACCGCTCAGAGACACCCACGTTCGTCATGGACGCAGACGTGTCCACCAGAACCAAGGTGCGGCCGTTGAAAGCCGGTACGTTCGCTGTCGCGGCCGTGAGCGCCTTGTCCAGTGCGTGACCCCACCGCAGCGATGGGGCAGCGAGGTAGGCCGAGAAGAACCGGAACGGGAACTGGCGGGACTTCGCCACCTGCTCCGGATCGGCAAGCTTCGCCGCCACCTGCCCGGCGACCTCGTCCGAGACGCCGGCCTGGTCGAAGTTGCGTAGGTTTCGGAGGAGAGCCATGTAGCCCATGGACGGAATGACCGAAGTCCACGCCTCTGCCGTCATGGGACCCTGCAACCAGCCGGCGACCGATTCCCACGTCATGCCGGCATCGTTCAGTACGCGGTCGACGGCCGGTAAAACCAGCGATGCGCGACGCTCGCCAACTTCCCAGGACATCAACTCGGCCCGCCTGCGCAGCATGAGGAGAACTTCCGGGATCTCCACGTCCCGGCCGTGCCGTACGTCGATGGCGTGCTTGAACAGCGAACCCTGCCACGGCTTGTCGGCGACCGGCGATGCGTGTGTCAGCTCCAGTACGTCACCGAACCGGAAACCACGAGCCGCTGAGTCCCACTTGAGCAGGTTCCGCTCGGTGTACAGCCGCTGGACAGCGTCGGCGACTCCGCGCTTGAGCGGCTTCGGGATCGCGCGGCCGTACTTCGAGGTCCAGTACGCGAGGATCTCGCCAGGCTCGTCCGCGCGCTGCAACACCGAGTTGACGACCGACCGCGGCCGGCCGTACGTGAGGTCGCCCGGCTCGCCGGGAAGCTCCGGCGCAGCTCGTACGTACTCGGCCGCGCCCACGAGAGAGGCCGATCGCATGTTCGCTTCCGATCGCAGCCAGAGCAGGAATCGCGCGACCCATGTCGGATCGGTGGACGTGACCGCCTTGACCAGCTGGACGTAACGTGAGTCACGATCGCCGGCCGACTCGTAGAAGGTGCTCTCGCCAACCATATTGGCGACGGCGAGCAGGAACAGTTCCGACTTCACGTCCCGCGTATAGCCGGGAGCCCCTTCGTGTGTCTGACCGCTCGGCATCTGCTCACTGACGATCGGGCCGTGGACAGCCGGCTTCGTGCCGGCGACGTTGAACTTGCTCATGTGCTCAACCCTCGTTCTTCGAGGGGAGCCAGCTTCAATGATGCCCGAGATCAAAGCGGAGACGGTGACAAGGCGCTCTAGACCGCTGAGCTACCGGCGAACCGGGCGGGATTTGAACCCGCGTCACCCCATTAGAAGTGGAAGTAACCGTTACCTTCGCACCGGGCATCAATCTGAAGTTGTGGCTCCCGAGATCCAGTCGCTCTGCGGTGTGTTTTCATTGCATTGAAGTAACCGCCGAGCTTCGCACCGGGAGTGCTCGGCGAGTGTAGCGCGTTGGGGGCGTCCAGGGGAAACTCGAAACGACAGTCGGGACTTACGTCCCGATTTCGCCCTCCGGATCGATGACCGAAGGGCGTGCTCACGGCTCTACCCGCCTCGTGTCGCTTTTATAACCTTCCAATCGGGTGTAGCGCGCCAACTCGCGGCGCGCCTTTCGCTCAGCGCGCGAGCGGCCCAGAACATGCCAGCCGTAGCCGTCGATAGGTGAACCGGCCGATACGTTCGACTGTTGTCGGTCACGGCTCGACATCCTTTCGGACCAGATCGGGATGCCAATAGGCGCCTTCGGGCTGCCATGTTCCGTCGAAATCCGGGTGGCCCCTGTCGATACGCGCGATGCAGAAGACTGCTAGGTAGAGCGCTTCGCGTCTAGCCCGCGTCTCCCAGCCCGCATGGACATCCTCTTCCGCCTCGTCCGCTCTGACCGTTGCCTCGTACACATCTACGATGGCGCGCTTCGCCGCTATGTCGAGCTTAGTCCAACAGGTACAACTATCCTCTCCGCAATCCTGCTCTTTTAGTCGCGCCCGTAAGAAATCAATGATGTCCATCAGTTCCCCCAAAGATCCGCGAGCTTGTGCCTGGTGATCTCTCCCAAGGGTGGGCCACCACTCCACGCCGGGTCATAGTCGGTGTGGTCGGAATCGATCGCGGCAAGCATGTAGACGACGCCTAGGCACTGGCCCAGTCACCGCCGCTTCATCAGGTCAGTCCTGGGGGGTAGTAGTCGGCACCGGGATGCTTCAGGCACGGTGTGGTGTCGTCCTTGCAGCTGCACTTCGTGATTGGCGGCTGCGTGTGGGCCGCGCTCAACATCAGGTCGAGCATGAATCGACCAAGGGTCTCGCCGCCAGCCTGTCCCGTGTCACCGACGATCCACACGTCGGTAAAGGCATCCATGACGTAGTCGCCACCCTTCCAGCCTTCATAGGCGGTGCCGAGGGCGCTGCGAGCCGCATCGAGGCATTCTTGGACAGTCACGTCGACTGTCAACTGAAACGCGACATCTTCGTAGTAGCCGCGATAGGAATGCGGATTCGTGAATCCGTACGGCAGGGTCCAGTCACCACAGTCGGCCAACTCCAGGACGCGGATGACCTGGCCTAACTTGTACTGCTCGGGTGTAGTCGGTCCTTGGGTCATCACGCCTCCACGAATGGGTGGTCAGGATGGTGGTTGACGCGCGGACCCTCGCACAGTGCACACAGCGGCCCATGCTGTGCGCGATCCACGCGGCGCCTGATCTCCGTGATGACCTGATGGACGCCGTCGAGCTGTCGGCCGTCGAGGTTCACGATGTTGCCCGGATTGCCGACGATATCCGCGAAGAACTGCATCTGCTCGAAGAGTTGCGCCGCCGTCCAGGTAGTCAAGTCCGCAGCACCAAAATAGTCAGGCATTATCGGCCGCCTCTTCGTGGCATGCACATTGGCAGTCCCAATGGATTTCACAGACTCCGTAGCAGTTCGAATGATCACACGGGCCGTAGACGTGGCCTCGAATGCAGGCGAACCAATCGCCGTCAGTTCCTGGGCAACCATGCTCATCGTCATCAATCATGAGATCCGCCATTCGTCGCGAAACTCTGGCCGGTCAGCGAATCCCTGAGCAGAAAGCCGTATAGCATTCTCGTGCGCCCCAACTATCGCGCGGATGTACAGCTCTGACCGCTGTTCCTCGCTGCCGGTCATCGCACCTGACTCCAGCCAGCGGTTGCGCGCGCGCTTCTCGGCACCACGGGCGATGCGCCAGTCCGCGATCAGCCGCCGTCGTGCTTCACACTCTCGTAGGACACGGGCGGGATCGTGGCGGGCGATGTGTTGAGCGACGGCCGCGCCATCTACGGCTTGTGGGTCAACCGTGGTGATAACTCCATCATCGAGCCCGTCGATGACGGCCCACCCGCTGTCGTACTTCTCGCGGTGATACGCCGTCCAGTTCTCACTACCTCCGCCGAGGTCGGTCCACATTGCCTCACTCGCCGCCGCTTCGTCGGCGTCGTTGTTCGCCTCTAGAAAGGCGATCAGCTCGTTCACCGGAAGTCCTTCGCCTTGAGCTTCGCCATCCGGCCGTCAGGATGGTGCCAGACGACGCCTTCCGCACCGTCCTTCTCGTGCAGCGCCAGAAGCCACTGACTGAGTGTCCAGAGGTCGTAGTTGGCTGGCGGTTCGAGCTGTTCGGCGTCGGCGTGACATACCAGGCAATGGCCGTCCCGCTTCTCGGGGTTCCCATTGACCTTTGGGCCGACTAACTCGTAGGTGCCTTGCTCCCAATCGTGGTAGAAATCGGTCGCAGCGTGCAATGCCTGTATGTGGAAGTTGGCAAAGCTCGACTGTTCGACCGGCTCCCATCCGACCGTCTTGCCGGTCGCGTCATCGAAATCCGCCTGCACGAAGTGCGGCGGCGGGTTCTTGCCTTTCTTGACCTCGCGGCGTGCCCACCACTTCGAACCGTCGAACATCACACACGTACCATCGTACTTCCGCGTCGGGGCGCCTTCGCCGGCAATGACCCACTCGCAGCCGGGAGTGATCTCGTCCAAGACATGAGCCATGTTCTCCGGATCGCGCTTGAACAGCGTCGGAATTTTCTTCACGATTCCTCCATTGGTATCGCTGGCAACGACAACCCACGCTTGACTCGTGCGGCTCGCCTCATTCCACACTGATGGCCGTTGCGACATATCCATGAGTCGGCCGCGACTGGGCCGAGGAAGTTCGCCAACGGTCGAGCGAGAAAGTGACTGGCGTAGACGCTGTCGGGCGGCGGGCGACGATAGCTAATCTTTCCAACGCGGCCACACAGAGCACACGTCCTGTCTGGCAGGTCCGCGACGGTATTCACGCCGCCCTCCACTCGTCTCGGAATCCAGGGCGGTCGGCGTATGGCCCGGCAAGGATTCGGAGAGCCATCACACCGACGTAACAGGTCTGGACTGCCTCGATCATCTGCCGCTTTGCCGCACACTCACGCAAAACGCGAACTGGCTCGTGACGGACTGCGTGATCGGCAACCGCTTCCCAAGCAGCGTGCAGCACGTCTCCGTAGTAGTTATCCGTTACGTACGGACCTTCGGCGCACCAGTCGATTCCGGTGACCTTTTTGGCTTCCGCTGCCAGTGCCTCATCCGCCGTGATCTCGCGCTCAAGGAACTCGATCAGGTCGTTCATCAGAAGTCCACGACCTTCGACTCATCGACCGGCACCATGACCTGAACGACCTTCGTTTCTCGGCAGATGTGGCAGTAGTACCAACTGTCCACAACGCCGGGAGAAACCTGCTCGCTGACCTTGATGCCGCCGCCGTCATCGAAGTTGAATTCTCGGCCGCACTGTGTGCATTCATCCATCACGCCGCCCCTCCGTTCCGTCGCTGGCCCTCGGCCAGTCGTTCCAGTACGTCACCAAACCGAAAACGCGCGACACGATGCCGGTCCCACTCGACCGGCGGGTAGACCGCGATCCTGTGCCGCGACTTCCACCCACTGACCATGTCCAGCGTGACTCGCAGACCGGCGTGGTCGAGAACCATGCAGATACGCGCGGCCGTCCATATCTCATCAGCGTGTACGGGCAGCATCCGCTGCCGGCGCTCGAAGATGTCATGCTCCGTGCCGCAGGCGCGGCACCTCGCCGCCGTGATCGGTGGCCGGTCCTTGTCGCGCTTGGGGACCCACAACTCGTATCCACAGTGATCACAGGTGCCGACGTGTTCCCGCTCGGCCGGTGCGTCCACGACCCGCCACGGGTATTTGCAGGCGTCCATAAGCTCGCTGTACGCCTCGGGGGCTTCGGCGCGGTGGCGGAGCCACTCCAGGTGCTTCGTGCCCTGCTGGGGGCCGATAAGCCACTGTGCGACGTCCGTCAGGCTGTCGGGACAGTCGATCTCGATGCCACGTTCCTCGGAGATGATCCGGGCCCACGTGACCAGGGTGTTCTTGGCGGAAGCGGCCGCATGGCTGGCTGACCACCCGTACGGCAACGGCTTCTCCGACGACCGCGGTCCGGTACGACGTGTCGTACGCGCCTGCCGGGTGATGGCGACGGCGAGCGCCTCATCCAGTGCGGGTACTTCGCCGAGCGCGTCTTCGAGGTTCTCGGCGCATGTCGCGCACCAGGCTCCGTCGGCGACCGGCCGGGAGTCATTGACGCAGATGATAGTCAACGATCCTCCCCTCCAAAGTAGGAGAGAGTCGCGGCCCGCGTCGCCCAATACAGCTGTATCACCAGACCGATCCGTACCGCGTCGTCAGTGCCGGGACTGTTGCCCATCAATGTGTAGGGCTCGCCGTCCGCGGTGATGTACTTCGCGACCAGAACGACATCGGTGATGATCTCGCCGGGGTCCCGGTCCCATTCCACGCCGAGAGCGTCCAGGGCCGGGCCGATCAGTTCTTTGGGCATTCAGTTCACGTCCCAACGCCAGTGCGGCCGGTAGAGGGTAGGTGCGGGGTGTTGATCACGGCGACGCCTCGAATAATCGGATCACCGGAATGCCGGCGTCCTCGGCCAGTCGAGCGCATCCGCTGGCGCCATCGCTGTTGTTGCGGATGAACGCCAAGCACAAGTCAGCACCGGCCCTAACCATGTCGGCGTTTCGGAGCGGGCCGGCGCCGTGCCCGTACCGCTTCCAGTCGGCGTGGTTGATCTCGACGCGCCAGCCGTGATCGCGAGCCACCGCGCCGGCGTAGGAGTCCGCTCCTGTCGGACAGCCGCCGTGGATAACGACGATGCGCTCACCGGCCGCCGCGTCTTCGAGAGCCACCTTGACTGCCTTGAAGCTGTGCCAGTCCCGCGAGCCGGTGACGAGGATGCGCTTCATGCGAACCTCTTGGGCTCTACCAGTCGCAGCCGGCGAAGGATCTCGGAGTGGAGGGCGGCACGGTTGGTCATGTGCTTGCGACCGAGCCGGCCGACACATGCTCTAGCCACCTCACTGGTGTACCTGCCCAACAGTCGTTCGCTGGACATGGTGCTCAGGTTCTCGGGATGCGGTCCCTGTCCTGGGAAACCACCGATGCTGGCCATCACGGCTCGACTCCAAGCGCGAACTGCAACCATTCAAAGCGCTTACCGGTTTCGATGGCGTTCACTCCCTTGACGAAGTGGTCGCCGAGATACTGGAACTCGACCACGTACTGCCGTTGACCGACTGACCACCAGACAAGTCCTCGGCGGGACATGACCGCCGACAGTACGCCGAAGAAGACGTACCGTCCCGTGTCCTTGGTGACGAGGTCGCCGGGGCGGAGGTCCCACTCAGCGATATACAGCGTCTGCTCTGTCTGGTTCGGATCACTCACGGCTCGACTCCCAACGAAACGGCGCATGTGCCTTCCGGAAGGCTGTCCCCGTCTGTGTGGGCAACAGTGCAAGAGACAGCGCCGTCTATGGCAACCAGGCGGCCAATCTCCCAGGTCGCCGGCCGCGGATCCTGGCCAACGGGAACGGCGATCCTTTCCAGGTCGTAGTTCACCAGGAGGGCGCCGCACCAGGCACACCGCTGGACGAGTTTGCTACCGACCTGAATGTCTAGGCCTGCGATATGGATCATCATTCGGGGATCTCCGGACAGTTGGGGCAATGCCAGATCTCGCCGCCACTGTCGTCTTTGCCGCTCGTCCAGCCGGCGTTGTGCGCGTCCTCGGCCACGTCTTCCTCGAACGCGAGGAACGGGATGCCCGAGCCCAGACCACCACACCGGTCGCACTTGACGTAGTAGCAGATCTCTTCGTTAATCCCCATCGTCAAGCCCCTACATGGCAGTGACAGATACAGTCCTGTTCGCAGTACTTGCACGTTTTCCGACAATTACCGTGCTCGTTGTGTGCGCACGCCGTTGACAGGTACACGTGCTGTTCGTTCATCAGATCCAGCTCCAACGCGGTGCCGTAGCCGTTCACCGCGCGCCTGACGGATTTCTCAAGCTCCGATGGAATCGCCATGAGGTCCCCACTCTTTCTGGTATCCCGGCCTGTCTACGTACACACTGGCTAGGTCACGGATTTCATCGCACGGCCAATGCAACGGCACTCGTTCCGTGAGGTTCTCTCGCGTCTCCCGAGTCGTACAACGGGTAGCGCAGACCGTGATTACGGAATTGACGCGATCCGGCCGATGCCGTTCGAGGACTCGCCGGTTACGCGCTACTTCCGCATATAGTCGAACCGACCGCCATCGACTAGAGATCGCAGCCCGTGTTGCGTCGTCGGCTATGCAGTCTTCCAGCCATCTGGCCAGATCGTTCACAGCTCCACCCCTACGAGTCGTTTCCGTACGATCGGACCGGCAGGTTTCACAGCCCAGATGCGGCCGGTGTCGTTGACGACGATCGCGTACTCCCGGACCTGCAACTCCCACCACTCGTGCGCCGGGTCGCCGCCGTCACTGGCCCGTTCGGTACCCGGTGTCGCGACCCATCCGGCGCACTCACAGCCGGCCAGTGTGCACTTCTCACCGCGATGCCGCTGCGTGATCGTTGGTCCGGTCGCGTAGTGCGTGCGGTCACCTCGGATCATCGGACACGCCTGTGTCGCGTACCGCGCGCAGACCGGATGCATCGGTGGCTCGTCGAACAGGCCCGACTCGACTTGCCGGGGTCCGCCGAGCAGGCTGATCAACCCGTCGAACGGCAGTCCGCAGATCTGGCACCGTCCCTGCGAGATACACAGAGCGAACCGGGTTGTGTGGTGAGACCGGAAATCACACCCGCCGTCGGCGAGTTGGACGTTCGCGAACGGGATGACGTACCCGCCAACTGTGGGCCGGTGAGCGCACTTGACGGGGATGGGCAGGTCGGTGCTCATTCTCCCCGCGATTCAGAGAGTTCCACCGCTCGCTGCCGGCGTTCCCGGTCCTGGAGGTATCTGCCCACGTCCGCGATTGTGCGTACCTCGAATGTGTTGTACCGACCGGCGAATGTCCCGCCCTTTCGGGCCGTGACGATGGCAAAATGCCATCCATCATTGGTGTTGGAACCGGTGTCGGCTGGCGTGGCCTTGAACATCAGTCCCGAATCCACGTCTTTGACTATCACCTGCCCTTGAGGCAGGCGCCGGTCGACAAGCTCCCATTGCGTGTTGGGGAACCATTGCATCAGTGCGCAGTCCGCGATCCGCGCCAAAGCCTCGATGTCCTCGTTTTCCTCGCTCAGGCGCAGCGCCTCGTCCTGCCTCTTGCGCTCGGCCTTCCTGTCCGCCTCTTGATTCTCGTATGCCGAGCGCGCGATCTCGGTCAGTGTCGACGGTTGTTTAACCATTTCCGCTCACCACCATCCTGCAAGTGTTTGGATACCGAGAAGAATGAGGGAGATTCCACAGAACACGACGACCTCGACACGCAACCGCCGATGCTGTCGCTGCGTGTGGTGCTTCTTGCGAATGAGCATGGATATGGCCAGCAGGAAGCCGACCAGGCCGAGCGGTGTCGGCAGCAGGATCGTGGCGTACCGCAGGATGTTCACCAGTACGTCAGCCGTCGCAGCAACTATGCTCACTTCGCGCACCCCCTCACCCAACGATTACGTACGAGCCGATACCGGCACTGTCGCCGCGTTTCCGCTTCCTCGCGCGTGAACTTTGACCCGTCCACCAAGGCGGCGCCTTCGTAGAACATCGCACCCTCGTCCGATAGTGCGATCAACCCGTGGCAATGTGTGCATTTGGCGCCGGTCAAGAGTCGTTGCGCGAGAGCCTGTGTCGCTGCGTCCGGTGACTTGTGGTGCTCGACCTGAATACGTGCGCCCTGATACGACGCTGCCGCCCACCAGTCGGCCTGCTCGGCGGGAACGTCGTCATGCAGGTACCCGAAGGTGAATTCCTTCGCGCCTGTGCGTCCGATCAGGTCAACACAAGCAATCACCACATCCATGTCAGGACCGGCCATGACCCACCGCCCATCCGATCAGCGCCACACCGGCCACGAAGCAACCGACGATCAGGCCGGCTCTCGCCACGTCCCAGCGGGTAACGATGATGGAGTGCTGGCGGTTCATCATTCATCCCAGCAAGGACAGTCGCACTGCGTAGCGATCTTCATCTTGATCGCTTTCAGTTCGTTCACCACAGCGTCGATGTCGCGCGAATGTACGGCCGTGCCACCGACCTGATCGATCACGCCGTCGCCGAACACGCGGACGTAGTCAATCAGCCTTTCTGCCGGTGTGCTGTCGGTGCATTTCCACACCTCGTTACATGCGCAGTCGCCGAAGGCGTCGGCATTCGGGCACTGCTCGTCAGGATTGGTCATCGCGGCTGCACCTCGCATCGGTTCGGGCACGGCTCGAATTCACAGTATTGCTCGTGTTGACAGGAAGCGGGGCTCATGCCGCAAGTGCAGCCCTTGACGGCCGTGACTCCACTGCCGTGGCATTGGTCGCAACTGGCTTGAAGTCGCGCCGCTTCGATGTCCTCCATCATCAGATCGATGCCATCCGGCAGTAGATGCGTGGTGTGTGCCCAAAGCTCGACAACATGCCGGATCGCTTCGCGTTGCGCGTCCCAGGTGGCCAGCTTCGCGCGGGCTGCTTTCAGCTCGTCCAGCACGGCGCGGATCTCGCTGGCGTACAACATCGGAGTCTCACCGAACCGCTCACCAAGCCCATCAATGAAATCCCGACCCCCCCGTTCATCGGCGTGCGCCTGGAGGTAGAACTCGATGCGTTCCTCTGGAGTGCTCACGACTTGCCTCCACGCTCAGTCATCTGGCGAGCGAGTCGCTTCAGGTCGCAGGTGTGCTTGTGCTCCATCCTCGGCCGTTTGCATGCGGGGCACACGTTGCTGTCAGCGTGCTCAGTGATGGTCCGGTCGTCGGCGGTCTGCTCGGGGGTCACGTCATGCCTCCATGAAGGGCCGGCGGCTTCACGTCCAGCCAGGCGCGCAAGCGTTCCTCTGGGGTGCTCACCGTCGGCCTCCCTTGAATATCGCCCAACAATCCGCGCGTACGACGTAGGGCCAGCCGCCATGTCGCCGCCAGCGGCGCGCCTGACGTTTGTCAAGGCCGGGAACGGCAACCTTGCGGAGCCGGCCGCGTGGTTTCTTTGTACTCACGGGTCATGCCTCCATGAACGGGTGGCCGACACCGTACGGATGCCCTGACTGATAGTGCTGGTGGCGCGGGCGACCACAAAGCACGCACGGCAGCATGCCAATCTCGGCAGCCTGCCTCCGCTGTTCTGCCTCGGCTGCGTCCTGCGGATGGTCGAAGCCGTTCAGATAGCCGTGGTTGTAACCCGCGTCGTAAGCCTTGGCCAGTGCGGTACGTGCGATCTGGCGGCTGTCCCTGATCTCCGGCCAGGCGCCATTGATCATGGCTCCCACCCAGTCATCTCGCTGTTTCGCGTACGAGGGCGAGGGCTGAGCGGCGGCCTGCTCTGGGGTCACGGCGCAACTCCGATCTCACACAGGACAGCCAGAGCGTCAGGGCAGAGGCTCGGCCAGATGTATATGCGGTCGCCGACCATGTCTCGACAGTCCCAGCACCCGCTTGGCGCGTGGTCACCCGGCAGGCCCTCGTGCGGATGGTGCCGTTCCCAACGTTCCCTGAGAGAGAAAGCCCAAACGGCTCGGAAGTCTTCGGTCCATACGGGCGTGAGCATCTTCCGGTTCCCGTCCCACCGCAGATGCTTGCCCGGCTTTTCGCCTTCGACCCACTCGTCCAACTCATCCAGCCGCGCCTGTACGCGCTGTTTCAGGTCGTCCATAGCTCACTCCCGTAACCGCATTTCAGGCTGTCAAGACGCTCCGGCTTGTACGAAGGCAGGTACCTTTCCCCGCACCTCTGGCACTCCCACAGATGAACACCATTGACGACGACGCTGCGCACTCGATGCGTCCGCTGGTTCAGGTCGCCGGCGGTCACGTCAGGGTCTCCGTCCACTTCGGTGGGATCTTCGACAGCCACACGATCGGGCCGTCAGCCTCACCGATCAGATACCGGCCCCACTTGCATAACACCCAGCGCGGAAAGCGGCCGTACTCATCGGCAAGGAGTGGCCCCATTTTCGGCGGTCCAACGTCTTGGAGGAATTGCGCGAAGGCCTGCACGGCGGTCGCGTCTTTGAGAGTGATTCGGCCATCGCTGAGTTTCTGGCTCAGTGCCGTGTTCAGGTCAGCGCTCACTGGTGACCGCCCAGCGCCTCGCGGATGCACCCAGCCGCGCTTGGAGCCCAAGAACCGGCGCCGAATTCCCAGCGATTGACCTGGGCCTCGACCCGCGCCACCTTGGCCTCGGCGCGCTCCATTCTCCGGACGTTGTCCATGCCGGCCTCTTCGTCAAAGTGCAGCTTGGCTTCGAGGTCTGCCACCTTGGCCTCGGCCGCCTCGGCGCGTTGCGTCTCGTTGTCTGATGCGCGCTCGTAAATGCTTCCTTGGATTGCGGCGTGTTCAGCGCGTTTGATCGCCGCATCCCGCTCCTGGATGGCTTTGTCGCGCTCGCCTTCCAGTGCGGCCAACTGATCGGATGCTGTGCCATCGCAAACAACAAGAGCCCTGACGGCTTTGTCGCGCTCGGCCCGCGCGTCCAAAAGACGTTTCCGTGGGTTGCTCTCGTTGTACCAGCGGGTGATCAGGTCAAGCACCTTGTCGGCGTCCCGTGGGATAAGCACCAGGGCCCCATCGCGGTCCTGAATGTCGTTCACAAGGCGGATGACAGCGTCGTCCGGCAGCCATTCCGGCCGCTGGGAGTGCTCGAACGTCGGCGGCCATTCCTCACCCGATAGTGGCCCACGAATCTGCTCGACGCCGTTCAGTGCGTTGAAAAGCTGAATGGCCTTGTTCGTACGCTCAGCCCACGTCCGCAAGGAGCGGTCCCACTCGCGCATGTGCTTCTCGATCAGGGCGTGCGGTGGCGGCGGCGCCGGGGACTCGATGTCAGGAAAGACAACACGATCAGACATTCTCGACCGCCTCGTACGTCTCGGCGAAGCGTTCCGCGTTGCAGGGATAAAAGCCACTCTTGTCGCGGAGAACCCACTCGCCCGTGACGACACACAGCTCGGTGTTGCCGTTGGCCGCAACCCGCACGGCGGCCGTGTCTTCGGGGTTCTCGCTGTCCTCAGGGTCGAGCGCGTAGAAGTTGCCGACGCCGGCCCATGCTTGGATCTCGGCCTCGTTGTCGCCAGTCCATTGCATCGCCTTGATCACGACCGGCTTTTTGCGGTAGCGCTTAGCCATTGTCGGCCGCCTTGCGCGCCATCACGGCGTCGTACAGGGCTCGCGCCATCCGGGCATCACCGAGCGCGGTGTGCCGGTCCTTCTCGTCGTACGTCAGCCCGAACTCGTCGAGCACTTTGTCGAAGTTCCACGGAGGCCGCAAGCCGAGCACGCCGGCCGCGAGCGTTTCCACGTCAACCAGGTGGTAATGCCATGCGGGGATCAGGCCGTGGGCACGCAGCAAGCGGTCCAAGACTTCGGTGTCGAAGTTCGGCACGGCGCCAACGATGTGGGCGCCATGGGTCCGGTGGGCGACAATTTCCGCCGCCTCGTACCGTGATTTAACGAGCGAATCATCCCAGTCAACACTGTTGTTGCCTGCAAGGTACATCCCCCACGGATGCCGCTCGTAGAAACATCCGATGCTGAGCCCGAACGGGTCAGCTACGGACAGGTCAACGTCCACGAAGAACTGAGTCTCAGACTCGTTGTCGCCCTCGCGGCGGATCATGGCGACCTCCCAGACCTCGCGGCCGGGGTGGACACCGGTGGTTTCGGTGTCGAGGAATACGAGCGGGGTTTCGGTCATGCTGTCTTCTCCGTACGGTCGATTGGGTACTGCTCTTCGTTGAGTTCGTATACACAGCCCGGGAATGGCTCGGCGTAGCAGTCAGGCATGTGGACCGTGACACGTTTCGGCCGACCGTCACGATCGGCTTTGACGTGGATCGTGACGCCGCCGACATTGCCCCACCAGAAACCGGTGTCCATCTGCTCGATGTGCAGCCAATGGCCGACGACGATCTCATCGAACTCGGCGCCCGGGTGGTCCTTGCTGGACAGCTCGACTTTCTCACCGTCGAAGTAGGGCATCCATGCGAGGATGCGCCACGGTGATCCTGCTCTACGGATACGGGTCATGCGCTCACCCCGCTAGTGCGACTCCACAGCGACGTGCTTTTGTGTCCCGTCTCGTTTCTGTGTTCCGTCAGCCACTCTGTGCGGGCTGTCTCGGTGTCGAAGAGCTGCTCGATACACCGGCCGGCGCGGCGGCAGTCCAGGCAGGTCACCCACCAGGCGGTGAGGGTGACGGTCATGCCGACCTCCATTCCCGGTACAGCTCCTCCTTGTAGAGCGCCCGGTATTCCGCTTCGTGCCTCTGGCGGAGTCGGTGGAGGGCACGGCTTGCGATTCGGCCCTGCCGGTTGGCGGCCTCCCGGACCGTGGCCGACTTCCGCCGTAAGTCCCGGTGGTATTTCGAGGCGGCGTCACAGCATGGCTGGCAGGGCTTCTGGGCACGTCTACGGTGACGTTGATAGGCGGCGTACGTACCGCACGCCTGCCACTTCTTGAGGCTGACCGTCATGCCGGCACCGCCGGATAATCCACGTGCACATGCGACATTCCCAGATCTCGCTCCAGTTCCTCGCCGTACAGGGTTCGAAACTCCAACCGGTGGCGTGCAGCGAGCCGGTAAAGCGCGATGTGCTCCGGACGGTTCCGGCAGCCTTTCCAGTCCTCGCGGCGAAGCCTGCGGACCTGCTCCGTGCGGTTGTGGGCTTCCCGGCAGGCGTCGCACGGCTTCTCCTCATGCGTACGGTGTGCCTGGTAGCCACGGTCGGTTCCGCAGGTGCTCATGCTGTCGCTCCAGGGGGCGGTACGGCTGGCCAGTCGTCGCCGTAGCTGTCGGGTACGAAGGTGGGCACGGACCGCAGGTGTGCGGCGTTCGGATCGACCCAGGGCCAGCCGTTTGGGTCGGCGTTGCGTACGAGTTCTGTCGGCCAGCTGCGCTCGCTGCGAGCACCGCGCCATGCCCTGAGTACGACCTCACGCATCGCGTCCTCCAGATCCGCTGTACGATCCTTGGGGCGCATTCCCATACCGAACTCGGGCCAGCGCAGGAACAGGCTTGATCCGGCGGGGCGGAGGCCGCGGCCGTTCTCGCCGGACGCGTGACCCGCGTGTGCTTCGGTGATGAGTGCGCAGTCCGCGGCCACCCGTGCGGCATCCAGTGCTGAGACGACGGCGCGCGCGGCTCGTTCGTCGTTGATATCCGAGGTATGCAGCCGGTACAGCGGGCCGACTACGAGCAGGTCGGGCTTGTGTGCCGTGACGCGCTCCAGAAGCCATGCGGCGTCTTCGCCCGCGAGGTCGATGCCCGCGGGCTTGTGGATGAGGAACATCTGCCCGTCACCGACGCGTAGGCCGTTCAGGCGTGCGATGCGTTCCAGGCGTCGCATGTGTGGCCGGGACTGGCGGGCGGAGTTCTCGCAGTCGATGACCAGCACCCGCTGTGGCGGAATCGGCTTGTTCGTGAACGGATGCAACCCGGCGGCGGCGGTAAGGGCGATTTGCCGAATCGCGACCGATTTTCCAAGGCCTTCATGTCCGGTAAAGATCAGCCGGTCGCCGCGCTCTAGTAGGCCGGGAATCACCCACGTCTCAGCAACATCCTCGATCGCGAGGAACTCGTGAAGGTCGGGTGCGAGGTCAACCGTGGTGGGCTTGTCGGACTGCCAAGTCGTGACGAACTCGTCCAGCGACCTGCCGGCGGCGAGATGGTCGGACGCGTCCTTGCCGGCCGCGGCTTCCACGATCCGCACGGACTCGGCGTCGGTGAGGGACTGTGCGATCAGTCGGGCGTGGGCCTGGCCGGGGCGGTCCTTGTCGGCGACGATGACGACCGGTACGCCGGTGAGGACCTCGCTGTACTCGGGCCGCCATTTTCCCGCGCCTCCGGGCGCCGTGGTGGCCGCTACGCCCTTGCGGCGGAGGTTGTCGGCGTCCTTCTCGCCCTCCGTGATCCATACTGTCTGGCCGTTGCCGATGTCCTCGACCAACCGTGGGAGCCGGTACAGCACTCGCCGTACGTCGCCGAGGGTCCACCGCCAGCCGCTTTTCGTTGTGGTGTCGGGGACGCGTTGTGGGAACTGCTTGTCAGTGGTACGGCAGACCTGGAACAGCAGCCGGTTGTCCTCGTCGCGGTAGTCGTAGATCGCGACCGCCGGACCGCGGGGTGTCCAGTCGTCCACAGGCTTGTCGCGGGGTGTGCACAACTCGGCCCACGTGAGGTCAATGGCGGCGAGTATGGCGTCGATTTCACAGCCGGCGTGGCAGTGGATAACCACGGGTTGTTCCTTGCCTTCGGCCAGGGAAAGTGACGGGTTCTTGTCGGAGTGTGCCGGGCAACGGGCCTGGAACCCACCGGCGACCGGGCGGATGCCTTCGAGTCGCGGCAGGACGATCTCGGTCAGGACGCTCATCCCCACACCTCCGCCGCCGTGATGCGGTTAGGGTCGATCAGCGAAATCTTTGCGTCGTCCTCGTCCGCCCACCGGTCGTCGTTGAGCCACCCATCGGGTTGCTTGATCTTGTCTTTCGGTCGACCTTCGCGGCGGACCTGCTCGGCGTAACGGCGGGCTCCGGCGATGATGGTCGCCGCGTCGGTGTGCTTGAGCGCCTTGCGCCACCTCGCTCGTGCGGCCTTCTTGCTGACCTTGCGTGGGTAGATCTCCCAGAACGTGAGCCAGTCAGGGTCATCCTCGTCGCTCGTCGGCGAAGCCGGTGAGCAAATGTCTTTTACCCTGTTCCCCTGTTCCCCTGTTCCAGTGCCTGAAGTCTGCGCATCTTCCGTAGCAAGGGGCGGAACTTCCGTCACTGTCCGGCGGAGATTGACGGAGCTTCCGTTACTTCCCTGGTCAACGGCTATCGGGTCGTACTCATCACCCACCTCGGGACCAGGAAACCGAGACGCTGCCTTTCGTTCAGTGCGCTGGTGTGTGTCGAACGTCGGGATCTGGAAATACCGCCTCCCGGACACCTCATAGAACACCACGTCAAACCTTCCGCGAATTTCCGTCAGCATCGACGGAAGTTCCTTCGCAGTAATCGGATCTTCCTCGTGAGGGAAGGCGAAGCCGGCCAGCTCCTTCGGATTCGCGGTGCCGCGGCCGGTGTCGTCGGCCCAGTTCCACATCGCTACGAACAGCAACCGAGTCCACGGGTCCAAGCCGCCCATGGACGGCGATGACCAGAATTCCGGTTTGATCGTTCGAATACGTGGCATCACGCCGCCCTTCCAGACCGCGGCGCACGTACGAACCCAACCTCAGCGGACCGGTAGTCCAGGATGGGTTTTGAGAACGTGCGGCACATGCGGCATCGCCAGTCACCGTGGGCGTCCATGAAAACGGTGTGCCCACATGTCTTGCATTCACGTAGCACGATGTCTTGGTTCGGTGAGGCGCTCTCCCAGGTGGCTCGTTCGCGTATCGGTGCTCGCAGGATCACGACAAGTGGCGGCAGGACGATGTTGGCGATCTCGTCAAACTCCCGCTGCATCCGCCGCGGCTTGTCGATGCGCTCGTTGTGTGGGCCTTTGACCTCGGCCCACACGCGCTGTTCGGTCAGGTAGAAGTCGGCGAGGTATTTCTCACCGTTGGACAGTTCAACGGCTAGTGGCTCGTATGACCAGGCGTGGATGCCCCAACCGTCGAACGTCGCAGCCCAGTTCGCCTCCAGGGTGGAACGGAACTGGACGCCGGCGTACACCATCGGGACGGCTTTCACAAAAGCCCTCCGTTCAACACGGCCTCGACCGGCTGCCCGTCCAACACGCGGGTCATCATCGCCATGGACTGCGTGGTGATGCCGTAGTTCTTCACGATCGCCGCGGCGAGGTTCATCCGCTGGCCGTAGTCGTCGGCTTCGTCTGCCGGCAGCTCATGGACGCCGCCGTCGTTGTCCAGGCGCGCCCAGCCGAGCCGGTAGAGCACGGGGACATCGGCGGGGTTCTGGATACGGTCCAACAGCAGGCCGACCTGCTTTGCCCAGTGACGCTGGGATTCGGCGCGTTGGTGGCACATGTTCGGCGATGTGGCGCTGCCGCACAGCAGGATCAGGTTGCTCGCCGCGTTGATCTTCGGGTCCTTGCTGCCGCCGGCTCCGCGCGGAATGCGGTGCTGACGGCTGAACCACTGGTCACCGATGTAGCGGCAGCAGAACTCACAGAATCCTTCCGCCCGTTGGTCCACGATGTCCCGGACCGTTTTCGCGATGGCAGTCATTCGCCACCTGCCGTCAGTTCGGGCATCGTGGCGCCCAACGCGATGCGGGTGCGCTCCTTGGCCTCGTCCGTGGTTTTCACGGTCAGGTACGGATTTCCGGCGTGGAGTTCGATACCAGGAATTGGCTCACCTTCGGGGGTGACAGCGACGCCATTGTCCTTCGTCCACTTCAGAACCAGCGACACGAATGCCGGCCGGACCGTACGTCGTGTCGTCTCGATGACCTCGTCCGGCCTGTTCGCGGCCACCCACGCGACGAAGGCCGCTTCATTCGTGACCTTCGGCGTGCGGTTTCCGGACGAGTACGTCACGGTCCCGAGGTCGGTTCCGTCGTCGTCGGCGACTCCGATGCGGTCGCCCTTGGACATTTCGACAAGGAGCCCTTCCTTGGCCTCATCCTCGTGTCCAGCCAGGAATTCCTTCAATGCCTTGTGGGCGACGACTTGCTTCGCCTGTTCCTTACGCGTCATATCCGTTACCCCCCAGTGCTATTTCCGCTCGCACGGCGGCGTTGTACGTACGCCCCACATCGATGCGAACCTTGATCGCGTCCGTCCGCCTGCGAAGGTGGCGGAACATGGCGTCGGCGAGGTCGGCGGCGAGGCGTTGTTCGTGCGTCTCGATCGCCGCCTGGTGTTTCCGGGCGTCCACTGAGCCCGCTGCACCGAGGAAGGCCCGCGAGTACGCGAGATCTGCCGCGGCGCGCTTCTCCGTCAACTCGTGGTCAACGACCTTGAGTTGCCCCACGGTGGTGTCGAGGTCGCGGGCGAGCTCGGCCAGGTGTAGGGCGATCTGCGTCGGGTTCAGTGGCTCGGTCATGACTTCCCGAGCAGGTGGTCGAGGTACTTCTGAAGCTCGGGGACGCTGGCGGCCAGAAGGTTGCGGTCGCCGGACCACTGCTTGTAGTGGGCGACGACATCGTTGGGCTTCCGGTCGCCGGATGCCTCCTGTACTCGGTTGCGCATTTCGTTCAGCGGGTTGGCTGGCGGCTCTGGCTGTTCCTCGGTGTACGTGTTGTCGCCGCGGTCGTAGGACTGGGAGTCGGGATCGGGGTCACCGGTCGGGATGCAAAGGGCTTGAAGTAGCAGGATGCGGTAGGCGACGGACATCGCCTTGGGGGCACCTTTATCGCCGAAGTCCATGGACTCACCGGGAACCTCGGCGTCCACGTAGTCGCCGGCAGGGCCGAAGAATCGGTACGTGACCCTGACGGTGCACTCCCGCGACGGCTTGCCGGTGGAGGTCAGCACGTCCCGGTAGTGGGATTCGGTTTTGATGGGCATGGCGATGATGCGGTGTTTGCGGAACAGTGGGCCGACCTTGTTGACGACGGCGTCGATACCACGGAAGTCGTAGCCCTGTTGCCTGTTCCGGTCGCCTTTGCCGATGGCCTGTACTTCCTCCATGACGGAGGACAGGGCTTCGAGGACGGTCGGCTTGTCGGTCACGATGCCCACCTCACGGGGTTCAGGTACGGAGGGTTGGCCGCGGGAATTCCAGCGCGCTGCCGCCGCTTGTAGACGGCTGCCGAGGTCAGGTCGAGCCGCTTCGCGATCTGACCGTCCGTCAACCGCCAGCGGACGCCGAGCGCTACGGCGGCAGTGACCTCCTGGTGTGTGAGCCGGGCCGGTGGGTACCGGCCACGCATCACTCGTTCGATGGCGATCTCGTCAAGGAGGCCATCGCCGCGGCGGCGAGAAGGGCCGACTTCCTTGTAGCGGCGGTCGTACTGACGCCTGTATTCCTTCGTCGTTGACGGGCTCACGCCACCACCCCGGATTCGACCGCGGCGATCGCGTCGCCGAGCAGGTCCAGGACGAGTTGCCACATGCGCCGCCGCTGCGGCCAGTGCCGATCGACGTGGTCATGACAGAAGTAGCTGGTGTGCCAGCCCTCAGGCTCCGGCCAAAGCTCGTGCGGCCGCATCAGTAGCTTCCAGCGCGGCATGGGCAGGCCATCGACCCACGCGGCGACCTCGGTGCGACGTGGGTCCGGTCCAATCAGTGTTGTTAGTTCGTCCCACGTGACGACGCGCATCGGCGAGTCGTCTCGCCTGAATCGCAGGCCGGCCTCGCAGATAACAAAGGCCCAGCCGCCGCCGTAATGCAGGTCGCGCACGTCGCGCGATGCCTTGTAGCTCAGCTGCGTCACGACCTCCAGCGCATCGGACGCGGCGTCACGCAGGCATGTCAGCGCGTCGAGGTGGCGCTGCTGTTCGGCGCCGAGCACCTGGCCGAACAGGTCGAGCTGGATGGCTGCTGCGGTCATGCCGACACCCACATTTCGGCGCGCGCCGAGCTCAGCCCGGCACGCAGCCGGCGCTTGAACACCGCGCCAGTGGTCAGGTCGAGCCGCCGGCCGATCTCCGGATCGGAGAGTCCCCAGCGCATCCCAACGCGCACGGCCGCGGTGACCTCCTCGTGGGTGAGCCGCCTCGGGTCATACGTCCCACGCAGCGCACGCTCTACGGCGATCTCATCCACGACGCCATCACCTCGGGAACGGATGGGACCGAACTGCCTGTATCGGCGCGTGTATTCGGGAGAGTGACTCACCGCTGGTCCACCTCCTGCTGCCACGCCTCGAAGTCCGGCGCGACTTTCAGCTCGCTGCACTCCTGCGCCAGCTCGCCGACGACCAGCTCGGCGCGGGCGAGCTGCCGACCCCTCCGCGACAGCTCACCGAGCAGCCGGTAGTTCTCGATCTCGGCGTCCGCGCGGCGGCTGTTCATCGCGGTCAGTTGGCCGGCCAGCGTGCGGATTCGCAGCGTCAGCGACAGGACCGTGCCGACGGCGATAGCGACGACGAACGCGAGAAAGGTGGTCACGGCGTGACCTCCAGCAGCTTCGCCGCACGCAGGCCGTTCACAGGCTGCTCACTTTCGTTGTGCTGATGGAGGGAAGCCCGGGTGTCGGAAACGCCGACACCCGGGGGCTGGCGGGGGTTAGTCCGCGACGCGGCGGATTTCATCCGCCTGCTCGCGCTTTCCATGGATCGCGTAGAACCCCGGGCCTATGCCGTTCGCGCCATGCTCGTCCGTGTGGATCAGTTGCGCGGTCTGGCCGTTCGGGACATGGATGTAACCAATCCGTACGCCCTCGTCCACCCGCGCCCATTCCACACTGGGGCTGTCGAAACCGGCGTGCAGCCAATGCGTGTTGCCGGTCGCCTCACCGTGAACAACCTGTACACCGGCTGCGGTGACCGGCTGCCACTTCAGCCCGAGCGGAATGTCGCCGGGAAAGACGAGTAGGTCGCCTTGGGCTTGGGGACCGGTGAGGACGGGAACTTCCGCGTCGGCGATTAGGTGGTCGGGGACGGAAACGCCGGCGAGAGCCAGGGCGGTTTCGTAGGTGTGTTGCACGATTGCTCCTTTTGGGATTTGCGTTGTGATGCAGGAATTTGCGGGAGGTGGTCAGGTGCGTCGTTGGAGCGTGGCGTAAACCTCCTTGGGAACTTCGTACTGCCATGCGGCAGCAGCGAGTGGGCCAGGAATGTGACCGGGGACGGTCTCGCCGTAGCGGCGGACCTGCCCGTTGCGGTCCGGGCTGCCGTTGGTCATCAACAACACTCGGACGGGTTCGTCGAAGATCCGCTGCGGAATGTCGTACAAACTGATCTGGTTCCCGGGGTTTCCTGGATCGTCAACAGTCGGCCCGACCTGCTGTAGATGGGCATCGGCGATGAACCGGTCCCAGCCGATGCGTTCGATCGCGGCACGTCGGATCTCGCTGTTGGTTTCGCGCATGATCCGGTCGACGTTCCAGCCGTCCTCAATGAGGTCTGCTGGTACGCGAATACCGTGCCAGTAATGCAATGCCCATCCGTCGCGCCAGGCGACTGCGGGACCGTCTTCGCGGTGCAGTCGATGGGAGCCCCAACCGGTCGGGCCGACCTGCTCCAAATGCAATTCGACAGGACGTTCGGAGACCATCACGAAGTCACGGAACGGCCACCACCATCCCGCTGTCGACGCTTCCTCGTAGGCCCTGCTTCGGTCCCAAAGATCGCCGTCGAGTTCCAGGCCAGCGACATCTCGGAAGAAGGTGTAGAACGCCAGCCAGTTGCACCACCACTGGCCACCTAACCGGCGATACCAGAGATTCCTAATATCGCCCACCGCGTCGCCCACCGCGTCGCCCACCGCGCCGCGCACCGCGCCGCGCACCGCGTCGCGCACCGCGCCGCCCACCGCGCCGCCCACCGCGTCGCGCACCGC